CCCCCCGCCGTACTACTTGAATATAAGGCGGGCGGAGGACTGGGAAGAAGGAGTGGAGGAGGGGAAGTAGGTGGTATTAAGGGCTGGGTCGCTAGAAAATGTGGGGGGATTTTGGGTATGTTATTGTGCAAGCTGTTTTGCAATATACTTTACTTTTTCTTCTAGTTCTTTCTCATTACCATCATTAACTACAGTAACATACTCACCAAGATAGCTAAATTCTTCTAAACATTCATTACTACTTTTAACTATTACGTAATTGCAATATTTATGTCCTCTTTTTACTAAAAAATCCAACCACACTTTATATCTACAGTCAGGAATTATTACGTATTCGTAAGTAAGATAATAGTCTATTATTTGCCACCAATAATCGCAGTTTACATACTTAATAAAAACTTCAGTAATATTACATAATATTTGCCTTCTACTTATACATAGTTCTTTTATTTCTTGGTCTTTAGTATACCTATCATGGTACAACTCACTATCTTCCCCTATTATATGTCCTGCTATTCTTTTAACTTTATCTGCTAAATGCAGTACACATGTTTTTTTACCCAATAGTGCAAGTTCATAGTTAAGATACTTTGCAACAGTACTTTTACCTGCCCCATTTTCACCGCAAATATTAATTACTATCATGTTAAAATTTCCTATTGCTATTATTAAAACTAGAGTAGATAATACTTATTAAGAGTTAAACACTCTTACGACCCTTTTATTATTATAACTTATTTTGGAAATTAACATGCAAGAAAGAAAAAGACGTTCAACAATTACTTCATTGACTGAAGGAACTACTGGTACTTTTAGTATTGAAGTTACTGATTTTGCAGAAGTATTACATTATACTTTTGACGTATCGCAAATGCCTACCGAATTTTTAGTTAAAGTAGTAGAAGCAGGTATTAAGGCACGTCTTAACAGTGTACTAAGTGGCATTAAAGAATCAACAGAACTATTCACTACTGCTAAAAAAGAAATTGAGAATTTAAATAGTTTAAAATTTGCAGTACGTACTACACGTATTACTAAGTTTAACGATTTAGTTATTGCTTATGCACTAACAGAGCTTGCTGATACTAATGACTTGACTGTACTTAATCAATACAACGACAAAGTACAAAATATGACTGTTGCAGAACGTAAAGCATTACGCTTAGTTCCTGCTATTAGAATACAGCTTAATAACTTAGAAAATGCACGACTAGAAACTGTTGCATAAATACTAGGCAAAAGAATGGGCAGAATTACCTGCCCATTACTTTACAACACTACTGCTTAGTACTACATATCAAAATAACTTGTAAGATACGATGGCACAGTACATTGTACCCTAGCTCTTGTTATTGCAACGTACAACATGTTAGTTTTCTCAACGTCATTCCACATAGCTTCTATCGGACACTCATCAGTATCTTCATCTTCTTTAAATTGCACAAAGTCTTCGTCTATTACTACCGAGTCCCACTCCAACCCTTTACTACGATGTATTGTACTAATGGTTATGTCCGCTTTATCGGCAGTAGTACATAATGCAGTAAACTTACTCTTCGCTTGAGTTAAATTACCGAACGTAGTACTCATTAGCCTTTGTAGGTTACTTAATTGTGCAATGTCTTTGTTAATAGCCATTAATTCTTTAAGAGTAGCCTTGTCTACAATGTTTACTAACTCTTTGTTTGGATATTTTGGCTTATCATTAAAGTAACATGCTTGTATGTGGTACAGTTTACTAAACAAATCATTAATATCAATATTAACGAATATCTTAGCACCAGTATTCATGTAACCAATACCAGCTTCAATTACTGAAGCATTAGTCCTGCATAAATGAGCTTTAGTTACTACGTCTTTAGCAGTACCGAGACCTTTGACAGTTAAATCAGTTTTACTAGCTAGTATAACATTAGCCATACTAGCAATTACATTACCAAACCTAAAGCTGTTTGTTAGCTCTAGTTGTGAGTAGTCAACGAACTTGTTTGCAACACCAGTCGCACCACGCCAAGCGTATAGTGATTGGTTATCATCCCCGACTACTATTGTTTGCATCTGTTGTTGCTTTAGTATAGCAAGTGTAACTGCATTACTATCTTGTGCTTCATCAAGCATACATACATCGATAGTCATACTCTTTTTACTAACTTTATCAGTAACCGTACTTATCTGTTTACTGCCTAGTTGGTACAACTTTACATAAACGTCATGGTTAATCTTTGCTTCATCACTAAATACTTTTATGCCGTATTCGTGGGTTATATGTACTAACTTTTTAAGTATTGGCTCATATTTGTCATAATCATACTCAAAGTAATCAGTCAAACTTTCAGTACAAAAGTCATGTAACATTCTACTATCACTTTTGCAGAAGTCCTGAATCGTGTGTACTACAGCTTTTCTTAGAATACTTAGTTCAGCAGCAGCTTGTTTACTTGTTACTGCTAAGCTACTAGCTAGTACATCAAGCCCACTTATGTCATTGTAATCTAGGTAGTTCTGAAGACTATTTTTAAGTTTATTCTTAATAACTATTTCATTGTACGCTAGTGAATGTACAGTACTGTACACTACATTGGTGGGTTTATCTTTATGCTTGTTACTTTCAAGAGCGTTTGCAGCATTAAAGCATAGTACTAGAAAGTTCTTTTCTGGTATTGCTTTTGCTATTTCTCGTAAAGTTGTACTCTTCCCAGTACCAGCAAGAGCCTGTACTTGTACATTGAAACCCTCTTTTACCGCGTTAATAATACTTGTTTGTTCTGTTGTTAGTTTCATTTTTAAATTCCTTAATAGGTTTATGTTGTTTTACTTTGCTGAAGCTTTTATAGTTGTGATTAGACTATCAAGTAGTTCTACTTTGTCTATATCAATCTTGTTTATTAATGTAGCACAATCCTCTAGTATTACTTTTCCATGTATTTTAACAGTACCACTCAGCAAGTTAATGCTAATAGTGTCTTTTATGTACCAGTTACCATGTTGTACATAGTTGCGTTCGATTAATTCGTAGTAGTTTGTTAATATCATTTTTAGTTCCTTATAGTATGTCTGAAATTGCAAATACGTACCCAGTGCAATCGCACCGATACTCACGTCTACGAACGTATGAGTCTTCATACTCGTAAATTTTTCTATACCTATTCCAACTTGGTACACCTTTACTTGTTGCAATTGACCTTATAGTTTCTTCGTGGTTTACTTCTACTATTTCGTCATCAGACGTGAATACTCTGTACTTACCCATAGTATTGTTCCTTACAGTGTTTTGTAGATTTTTTTAATTACTGTTAAGATATGTGCATCTAAACAGTACATGTGTATTTCATCTTTTACTTCCATTGGTACTAATCTATGGTACATTAACCATGCCATACCATTGGGTGTTGTTTGTATTTTTTTACTATTAAAGTAGTCTCTGTTATCATTTACAAATGATACAAAAATCTGTTCAATCACTTCACGGTGGTGTTGTTTCATTCTCATTGCAGTATTCCTTTTATTAATTTATACAGTGGTTTATTAGCAGTTTTATAACGTACTAAGGTTATGGTACATTAGCCTAGTATGTCTACATATATACTTATTGCAAGCATATCGGCTTGTTCTCTAGTAATGCACCCAATGCTACTATAGAATTCATCACTTCTAGCTAGAATTGCGTCATATTCATTGTCTTGAAAACATATTGAGTTAGTATCATCATTAATATCAGTAATAGTAATGGTACAAGCTACTCTATCTTTACTGACTGTTACACTATTCTCAGCATACTCTAGTTGTTTTACGTATGCTTCGTCTAGTTCATCTGTACTAAAACGTGCTAATGAAAAGAACATATACACGTCTTCATAATCTTCATCTTCATCATCATTACTATGCTCTATGTACGAGCAGCATGAAGGTATTGCGTTCAAATCAGTAATACCTTCGAATAGTGTATCAACTGCTTCTGCGTATACTTCCAAGTCTATGTCCTCGATGTGGTCTACTGCATAGTAGAAGTCTTTTAACATATTCTTGATGTCACTATAAGTAGTAGTATTAAGTACTGCTATTTGTACTACATCTAAGTGATGTCCACTGAAGTAGTCTGATGTGCATGTATCAATGTGGTTTAATTCGTATCTCATGGTAGTTCCTCTTAGTAATTAGTAAAATGTATGATTAAATTTAACAGTACCACGTTTTAGGTTAACGATTACTGTTGTTTTGCTACCTTCTATCTGGTAGACTGGATTTGATAACCCCTTCTCTATTTCACAAAATAACATACCAGTATTAGCAAAACCGTTACGGTATCTTGCATTTGCCTTGTTATACCCTTTAATCAACCACTTTCTTATTAAAGGTAGTTGGTGCTTTATTACTTGTAGGTTGTAGGCAGCTTCATCATACTTACGTTCAGCTAACATTGAACTATAAGCAATAGCTATAGCATGGTCGATACCCTCACCTACGCCGTTAGTATCACGTACTTTTACCTCTCGTAAGTGCCTGTTATTACTAACAAAACCCATGACTTGTAGCAAGTCACCTGCTAGATGTACTTCCCATTCAGGGTTACGCCTATTAGAAGTAAAGTACCCATACTCACCTCTAACATATATCATAGCACCTAGTGCTAGTAGTTCATCTTCCCACGAACATGTAGTGTTTTGGAAGTGTTCTAGCATGTCATGGGCAACAATCCTACCATCACCTGCATTAAAAAACGCAGGAGCATTTACTGGTAGAAAACCTAAGTTACCGTCATTGTCTTCAGTATACTCAAAAGTTCTTGTAAGCATTTGTTTAATCCTTAGTTATTTGGTAATACTATTATTACCGCACTACACACTAACTTAATAATGTGTAGTACGATATTACAGTACCGTGCAGTCGTTAATATCAAACTTCTGTATTTTACTGTTTATCTTAACTACTACCAATGTGGTATTACCGCATAGTTCGTAGTAAGCAATTGTGCGTTGTACTCCATTACAAAGCACTTGTTGTTTAGTACCATAGTTATCCACTACTTGGTACTTCGTTTCTTTGTTGTTTAACCATTTTGTACGTAAATATTTCATATTTTTTCCTTTGTTGTTGTTACTATTGTTGTTAAATGTTATGTGGATTAGCTACACCACTTGTACTATTACCTACATAGTGGGATGCACCATTAATATCTATTAATAAATGCGTACCACAGTCTGTAATTCTTGCTGTACTCCCATCTATAAATGGGCATACTATATTACCTTCGAAATTTAATTCTTTGGTAAGTGTTATTCCAGTTAGACTATAACTTGTAGTAATACCTTCTAACTGTAGTAATCTGTGAACCTGTGACTGGCATATACTACTTTCATCAAGATATATCTTAACAAAAGCATTAATATCAGTACGTACTAGTGTACGTGCTACTAATTTATTTTCTAAATAAACTAGAAATAGTTTTAGATTAACGTCATGTGCATATACTCGTACACTTGTACTGCCAGTCATGCAACTAGGATTCTCATTACCACGACAATGTAGTGGTATTCGATAAGCAGCTACGTATTCGTCTGCTTTATTGACGTACTTGATAGTATATCTACTTATGTCACTATCAAGTGCTTTCTGACTCTCTACTAACTCACGTATAGCATAATCACTTAGTGTAGAGAACATACGGGTAAATTTACCCAATTTAATAATTGTACGATTCATTAAAGTAATTACTTCTATGTTGCAGTTACCTACATACCTGAACCTAGCAAAACCTTTAATTTTCTCTTTACATAGTCCAATATCAATTGCATCTACTATTTCAGGCAGTAACATCATGTAGTCGCTGAATTGGCTTTCAACGTACAGTCTATGTTCGTTGATTAATGTACTGATAACCTCGTGGTCGTCTGTACTATCGCCAATGATAGTATTAAGTCTTACTAGGTACGTACCAGACAAACTTGTAACAGTTATATTGCTACTAATGTCTGTTGTAGCTTCTAGTACAATCCCAAATTGGTTACTACAAGCTCGCATTACTAGTTTACGGATATGCGGGAGTAATTTTACCGCAGGTTGTAAGAATACAGTTTTACGAGTATTCAAATTACCTTGCTTACAACAAAGATGTTCTACTGTTCTATCATCGTAGTCCGTGTACGTTGATAAGAAATCAGTAAGAGATATTACGTCCACTACTACGTTATCGTAGTCAAGTAGTTGTACATAACAGTGCCTGTCAAGCACTACTCTGTGGTCTGGGCTTACTGTTAAGTAAGCATCGATGGCAACTTGCACTTCTTGTATTGGTGCAAGCTGGTTGTGGTTGATTAACTTGTATTGCATAGTAGTCTCCTTATGCAATAAAGTTAGTGGGGATGTAGTCGTACTCATTACCTTCATAGGTAATGTATACGCTTAGTTGGGTTACTTCATTTTCGTGGTACAACGATTCCCCGAACCATAAGTAGTAGTCGGTAACGCAGCTACTGCATACCCATACGTCACTTACACTTTGGTGTATGTCATCGTCTGGTACTATTCTCTCACAGCAGTCGCAACTAGTACCACTTACTATCCCAGAAGTACTATCTCCTAGAAAGTCATGGCTACCAGAGGTAATTAGCAGTGCTGCACTGTACACCCTAATACCTTTAGTATCACCATCTAGGTATGGGCAAACGAGGTTACCGCAATCATCGAATACTTTATCTATGCAACATCCATCTAGGTCGGTTACTTCATTGTAACCGTGTTGCTCTAACAGCTTGTACATAATACTGTTAGAAATCAAGTTCCTGTTCGAATATACACGGATGTAACCCGTTTTCTTACCATTACGTACCAGTGTTCGTGCTACTAGCTTGTCCTCATTGTTATATACTAAGAACAACGACAAATCACCGTTGTCAGCATATACCCTTACACTATCACTACCTGTCATACAAGACTTACTTGTACTTCCTTCAGCATATAGTGGTATTTCATAGGCTTTTACGATGTCATCACTGTCCTTAGTAAATAGCACTTTGTAGTTATCGGTGCTACTCTCAAATACCTTTTGTTTTTCAACTAATACCTTTACTAATGCGTCATTAAGCCCTACTTTGTGCAGGAACTTACCCAACTTCATAGTTACTATTTTGTCAAGAGTCTTACACCATACTACACCGTTACCAGTATATACTATATTCACTAACGACATGCTTACTATACAACAGTTTCTACCTAGTATGGTGTTGTACACCACATATTGTCTTAAATCTTCGATACACTCAATAGCATCTGGTGCTATTGTTGCTGCTACTCTATCACGGTTAACATTCCTTAGTGCGTTTATATCTGTACGTGTATTCATTTTTAATTCCTCAGTAGGTGTTTAAAGTAGTTAACTACTTAGTAGTAAGTAGTAGTGGTGCGTAAAACGGTTTAACGCTTATCTTGATTATATCAATTTTAGCGATTGCAAACAATAGGATAATTAATTGCGTTAAATGCCATTAAAACAATAAATTTTTACTCTTTATATATGCGCTATTTTTATTATTTTTAGCCCTTGTAAGGTTTAATCCTGTATAGATAATGGATAACAGGCAAGGCAAGGCAAGCTGGTAACAGGCAAGGCAAGGCAAGGCAAGGCAAGCTGGTAACATAAAAAAAAAAACAATCTAATTACTAATCACTACTACTTATGACAACACTAACAAATAGTCAAACAAAAGCACTACAAATATTACCTCGCTGGTATCACGGTAGTAATAAAATAGCATTACTACAAGGTGGGGCTGGTACAGGTAAAACGTACATAGTAAAATATTTCTTAGAGAGTCTACCGAATATTAAACCACTTGTACTTGCCCCCTACAACGAGGCAGTAAAGCAGCTTGAAATAAACTTAGGACAAGCGTATACATTAAAAACAGTATGTAGTGCTTTAAACTTTTGCATGACTGCTAGAGAAGACAAACTTGTACTAGAACAAGTAAAAGAACCCGACCTAAGTAGTTTCAATCTACTTATTGTTGATGAATGTAGTACACTCAGTGCTGAGTTGTTGTCAATAATAGAACAACTTAACATTTATGTACTTTTTATTGGACATAAAAGTCAATTACCACCGATACTAGAAGTCGGTACTTACGATAAGTGTATCCCACCAGTCTTCACTAAAGATTACTTAACAATAGACTTAGTAGAGAATGTTAGAAGTACTGGTGAGATACATGAGTTTTGTACTATAGCTGAGGAGTTGATATATTCAGTAGGTATACTGCCTAGTAAATTCAAGGTTAATACTAACTTTGTTAATCAATTCTTAGCAAGTCAAGAAGGTATAGAAACTATATTCAATGGCAGTAGTAAATTTCTAGCTTATACTAATAAGAAGGTTAACTACTACAATGAACTTAGTAGAAATGCAATCTTTGGTACACATGCTGCGGATAGTGCCTTCTTAGTGAACGACCAAGTAATACTATTTGAACCTACTTTCGGTTTCGTAAATAAGCTTAGTGGTAAAGACCGTACAATAGACTACATTCTCAATAAGAAGAAGAATGAGAATACACTTTTTACTACTAATACTAAAGGTGTAGTCAATTCTGTAAGCACTAAAACAATACTTGGCGTTGATTGTTATGAATTAACTATAAAAACTAATCATTACAGTAGTAATTCGGTCGCTACATTTTACACACCAATATTGTTTAATGATTTTACTAAACTTAAATATAAGTATCACAGAGACGCTACTTATGAGCGTGATACAAGTAAACGTAGTATTAAATGGATGAATTACAGTAGACTTAACATGCTATTTGCAAATATTAAACATTCATACGCAATGACTGTACACAAAAGTCAAGGAAGTAGCATAAAAAATGTAATAGTATGTGATAACGACATAGATTTATGTCATAACAATAACTTAAAAAAGAGGTTACGATATGTAGCATATAGTAGAACACAAGAAAATTTATATAGACTGAGTTAAACAATTAAACTAATACAAAATAAAGGTAAAAATATGGACGAAATATTTGAAAAATTAGCTGATGTTATAGCAGTTAGAGATGCAGTACAAGACCGTATCGACACATTCGAACTTACTGCTACTGATTTCACTGACGAATTCGATGAAATGATTGATGATACTTATGAAGACGTTACTATAGTAGGCAACTACTATACAAGTAGTCATGCTTTTAAAAATGTTTGCCCTACTGACTACAGACTAGCTTTACAAGAGTACGTAAACAACATAGATAAAGAAGACATACCTTCATACCGAGAACTTTTACTTGAGTTGGAAGGTTTGAATGAAACAATAAGTGAACTTGAAGAAGAGCTTACAGACGAGACAACACATATTAATAATTTAACAAATGGAGCATACGAATGAGAGCAATACTTAGCACACCCATGTTATTGACATCTGGTACTTTTAAATCTGAGATAATCTCACTAACTGAAGCGATTATATGGACTAAAATGTACAACCCAACATGTTACACTTCACATGAAACTGTACGTTTGCTTGGCATAGACCCAACTACTATTGATAGAGCAGAGTGTCATGACTATTACCAGTCACTTGTACTTAAACCTAACAAAAGATTAGTTTATGGCAGAGAGTATACATTAGAAGAGATTGAAGAAATTGGTGTCACTTGTATGTTGACTACCAAACTTGATGTACTAGAGCTTACAAAACACTATCAAGAAGTGATGCGAGGCAATGCCTATGCTAATGAAGCTATTAGAACATCAATTGTTTCGTCTTTATTAGAACATGTGCCTTTAGTTAAAACTACTCATTACCCAATACTTTGTAACATGATTATATGCAGCTACCAAAACAAGTACGATGATGTGCAAAAAGCATTAAAAATACTTAAAAATAGTTGCATTGCTGATGCTACTTTTAAAGTAGATTTAGAATACGGTACTTACAATGTTACTTATAGTGAACAATCATACAATCCACTACTAGGTAGTCCAACTTATTATTATCAAACTGATGAAAATGTACCGATAAATGGCTAATGTTATGAATATTTACAATACTAAAGGTGAGTATTCGCCACAAGAATTGCTAGAACTGCATAATGAAGCTGAGAAACTTAAAATTAAGTCTGTTGGGCAGATGTTAAGTATAGCTGAAACTAGAATAGTTGTAGCAAGTAGGCGTGTATTGCAAGAAGATGGGTTTAAAATAGTAGTTACTAAGGTTAAAAAAGAACCTAAAGTTAAAATACCTAAAGAACCTAAAGTTAAGATACCGAAAGTACGAGCAAGTAGAAAGAAAGCAGTAATTGAAGAAGTTATTGAAGACAATGTGCAAAAACTTGCCGATATTGTATTTAAAATACATAAAGGTATTATTTTAACTACTGAAGAACAACAATTCTTCGAACTACAAAAGAGGATTAAAAATGGAACTACCACTTAGTTTTTTCCCTGAGACGTTAAGTACTTCTAGGGATTTTGAAGTGTACAATAATTGTCAATACAAATGGTACAAGTTAAGGTGTGAGGCATGGAGTAGAAGTACGTATAACAACGACCTCGCTGCTGGTGGTGAATTCGCTAAGAGTATGGAACTAACACGTAATGCTTACTACAAAGAAGGGTTATGCAGCGAAGAAAGCATACAAGTAGGAGTAACTAACTTAGAGAATGACTTAGCTACTAATTACTACTTTGCTAATTGCGAAGATACAGTAAAAACCCCTGCTAAAATGGTAGAGGTATTTAAGGCTTACTTTAATGAATACCCGCTTGAGAGTAGAAGTATTACTCCACTTGAACTTAAAGATGGTAGCATAGCAGTAGAACAAGACTTTAGTATTGAACTACCTTTTACTCATCCAGATACAGGCAAGCCTATTATTCTTAAATGTAAGTTAGACATGTTAGGGCAAAGAGACAATGTAGTATATGTAGTTGACGAGAAGACATGTAAAAGTGTCTTATCAAGTCATGAAGTACAATTAGACATGTTAAGAACACAAAATCAGTTCGTACAATACGTTACTATTGGTAATAAACGTAAAGATATACTGGGTGATTTACAAATTACCCATGTTTGTATCAGAAAATGCAAAGTTAAAAATAGTTATGCAAGAAATGAAGATGTGGTAGTAAGCTATGAATTTCAAGTAGATGCTTGGTTTCAACGAACTTGGTACAATAATTTACTGAACATTGTTGAAAATATGTTAAATACATACAACACGTTAAAAAGTACAGGTAATAATAAGTTTTTACGGAATTATTCACATGGATGTACTTTGTTCTTTAGACCATGTTTATTGACAAAACATTGTACAAGTGCTTTCTATCAAGACCTTACAGAAGATGGTTTTGTTCAACAAGTTCATACAAGTACAATGAAAGAACCACTTTCTCTTAAAGAATTCATTAAACTTAAAACAAATGAGGCTATTTTATGAAAATGAGTGTATTATTATATGGTGCTGCTGGTAGCGGCAAAACAGTAAGTGCTTTATCTTACTTAAAAAACCCTAAGTACAAAATCAGAGTGCTTGCTTTAGATGTTAATTGTTTGCTAGGTATTAGTGATGCAATTAGACTACATAAAGTTACTTTACAAAAAGACCAGTTAATCGTAGCTACTACTAATAGTACAAAGAAAGCAGTGTTTGGTGATAGTACACTTACTAAAGGTGATAGTAGCGAATTCATTGCTATTAATAACCAGTTAAATAATTTTACTGGTATCGATTACTTTACTAATGAGACTGTTAGTTGTGGTAGTATATGTGACTTTGATGAAAATACAGTCTTTATTGTAGATAGTTTATCTACATGGCAAGATAATATTAGAAGTCATGCGACTAAAGCATTGTTAAGTCAACAAAAGAACCCTGAGAATGGTGTTAATGGTATGTCACTAATAGGTGAGATGCAAAACATAATACTATCGCTTAGTGAAATGATACAAAAGAACATTAAGTGCAAGTTTATACTACTTGCTCACGAGTCTGTGAATAGTGAGGATGCTGTAGAAGGTAGTAAAGGTACATTAAAGAATATTACTCCTAGTTTTCCTGGGATTAGAAACACGTCTCAGTTCTTAGGTAAGTTCTCAGTAGTTCTGTACTGTAAATATTTACCTCTAAGTGGTAAGTTTGTATGGGTAGGCAGTGATTTGAAAGATGCTATTGCTACTGTACCCAGAGGTATACCTAGAGATAAACAATTGAAATTCAATGAACTTGTACCAGATTTTACAAATCCCGTGTACTTGTTTGAATAATTAAGCACCTTAGTCTATGCTATAAGTATTCGGCGATAACTGCTAGTAGTTATAATCGCACTGGATTGTCGTAACCAGTATAACTTTTAAATTAAACTTACAATTGGAAAAAACAAATGAACTTAGATTTTGCAAGCTACTTAAATGAAATGAACAAAGGTCAAGTAACTGAACTACCTGTACTAGCAGAAGGTACGTATGTTGGTAACTTTATTGGATTCGGTAGAAAGAAAGATAATGTCATCAACACCTTACAGTACGGTATTATCAAAGCTGAAGAAGGTAAAACTAAAAAAGGTGTAGGTAATGCTTGGTGTATGCTTAGTGGCAGGTTATCTATTGATAGTGCATACGCTAAAACTACTATGGGTAGTGATAATGTTATTATTACTGCTGATAATGATAGTAAACAGCTTAGTTATTTCAGACTTAGTGATTTTGGTATTGATATTCTTAATGTAAATTTCTGGAACTTAGTTAATAGTTTTTTTAACGAACTAGGTGTAGCTCACATAGAAGCAGATGAAGCAGGTATCAAAAAATATGTACGTGACAGTAATATCAATGAAGCTATTTTCACTGGTATGAATGAACTTTATAGTGAAATTACCGCTGATAGTGATATTGACCCTGTACTTTACCCAGCTAAACTAGCTGAACTACAACTTAAAAACATTAATGAACTTATTGCTGGACAAGAAGAGGCTACTAGAGTGTATATTGACATCGGTAGAAAAACAAATAACTATACTGGTAATATTGGACATTATGTTAAGAGTTTTGGTGCAATTAGTAATTTACCTGAAGGCGTTGTAGTATTTGAATAAGTAGTAACTAGCACAAGGACGTGCGTTTTAACAACATGGTAGTGTAATTTAATAACATGTAAAGGTATAAGAAATGATTCGTGAATATAGTGAGAAAGATGTAATGTTTGTCACTGATATGCCACTCGTTAAAGAAGAAAGTAGTGGTAAACCGTATTCTGAGTACTCTTCAGGTGAAATTAAGAATAATTTAGTACGCTTTAGTATGTTAGCTAATATACATAACATTATTCCAGAGGCAAAATACTTATCTGAAGACGAAGCAAAGAAAAAAGTAGTAGCTGATAATAAAGTAACTGCTGTTACTTCTAATGGTTATTTTCTAAATGATTCTAATGTTTGTTACACATACCTATTCACTGAAAGGTATGCTAAAGGTGATTTTGACTTTGCACATAGTCTTGTAAATAAAAGAGGTATTCCAGAGGGCGAAACTTACACACAAATTACTTGGCTTAAAGATGTATGGGTAAGTCAGCATTTATATGGGCAAATACAAGCTTTCATCGAACAAATAAATAAAGTAAAACCAAAGATTGTTGTACTTGCTGGTAAATGGGCATTAATGCTTTTTGGTACTTATGTAGAAGATAGTACTAAACCTATTGCAACGATAGGAACTACTAGAAGTACTGTAAAAAGTCCTAAACCATTCGGTGCTTTGAATAAATTTAGAGGTAGTTTGCTTACTTTTAACTCAGAAGTACCGTTAGACAACAAAGTAGCCGTAATAGTGATGTTGTCGCCAGCATTTTACTACCAAATTCAAGAAAAGTTCTACATAATACAACGTGACTACCTTAAAGTTGCTAGTTTTGCAGTGCAAGCAAAGAATAAGTCTGTTGATGAAATACTAACAGACAATAAAATAACTAACGTGGCTTTACTTTTGCCTGAAGCAGTAACTTACTTGAATGAGTTACTTGAACAATTAGATAAAAAACCAACTAAAGTATCAATAGATGTTGAGACAAAGTTTCAAGCAATTGATTGTATTGGTTTATGTTGGAAAAGTAATGAGAGTTTCACTATACCTTTTATTGAGATGTATTCTGTTGTAGTTACTGAGGATACTCCTGCATTTATTAATAAGTACGGTGTTGAACAGAGAGCTACTGCTTTGGCTGGTACTACTGTCACTAAGTTTAGACATTACTGGACTATAGAAGAGGAATGTGAAATACAATTCCTACTTAATAAGGTACTGTTGCATAATAATTGCTTACATGTTGGGCAAAACTATAATTACGATTCACAATACTACTATAAAACTTGGTGGATTAGAGTATACGCTTCTTACGATACGATGATTCAGCACCATGTACTGCATAATGCTTTGCAAAAAGACTTAGCTAGTCTTGCTAGTATGTATTGTGATAATTATTCTTACTGGAAAGATGAAATAGATGTTAAAGATAATCTTACTAGATGGAAATATAACGGTAAAGACGTTATATATACATTAGCTATTACTGAGTTTTTAGATAAAGTATTGCAACAATCTGAGACGCTACTTCGTAATTATGAGTTTCAACAACACGAACTTAACCCTTGTGTTGTCGATATGATGAACAGAGGTATCTTAGTAGATACTAATGAGAAAGAAAAGAATCTTAATATATTCAAAGACTTAATGGCTGAATGTATTACTAAGATTAATTACATCTGTGGTGAAGAAGTCAATCTTAATAGTACTCCGCAAGTTAAACGACTATTTAAAGACATGTTAGGTATAGTTCCTAAGCGTAATAGAAAAAGTAGTAGTGAAAGTTTCGGTGCTGATGCTATGTTGACGTACTTAGATACGTACCCAGAATACAGAACTCTTCTTACTCTGTTTCTTGAATATAAGAGTATTAAGGTATTTGTTACTAATTTTCTCAGTGCTAAGTTAGATGACGATGGTAAAATGCGGTGTGATTATAATATAGCAGGTACTGTTTCGTATCGTTTTTCTAGTAGAAAGAATGTGTTTGGTGGGGGTTGTCTACCAATAGAAAAAGCAGAAGCTCTAACTCCTGAAGGATGGGTAAAGATAGCAACTAAACCTAGTAGAATAATGCAATACACAGCAGAAGGTACGTTAGAGTTTGCAGAGGTAGACTGGTTTACTACTGATTGGGACGGGGAACTATTGAAGTATAATGGAAGACATGTACAAGGACTATTCACACCAGAACATAGAATGTTACAGTTAGGTCATAGAGACGTAGCTAAAGGAAGTACCTTTAACACTATACGTACAGCTAAAGACATGAGTAGACTTACTACAACTTATACAGTTATTTGTGGAAAATATGAAGGAAAAGTTACTGATACTATAGAGGACTTGTGGTTACAGTTATTAGTAGTGTGTTCAGCAGATGGTTGGTTAGAACCTAGTAAAAACAACTGGAGATTATCTTTCAAAAAAGACCGTAAAAAAGAACGCTTACTACAACTTATTCCCGATTGCAGAACTCGTGTAAATAATAAAGAAGGTTATGCTACATTTTTAGTACCAGATAAAGGGTATACTAAGATATTTCCTACTTGGTTATTAGACTTACCTATTAGACAACGCCAGTTAATTATAAAAGAACTTAGTTATTGGGACGGACATATTTGTCATAAAAATGGAGTACATACTGGAAGCTTCTATTACTATTCAACTATTCGCGAAAATGTAGATTTAATTCAGACTATGTGCCATATATCTGGTATATCTGCTTCTTTAACTATAGACCTTACTAACAGTAATGAATATGGTAATACTAGCACAAAACCATTATACACATTATGTATATCTTACAAAAATTATAGTAGTTTAGAGAGTAAGCGTTGGGATAAAGAATACTTTAAAGGAGTAGTAGGTTGTCCTATAACACCTACTACTATGTGGTTAGTACGCTATGACAATGAAATTCATGTCACTGGTAATACAAATATGGCTAACGTGCCTAGTAAGGGCAAAATAGACTTAAACATTGCACTACAAGAAACTGATGAGACATTTAGTGATTTTGAATTCCTAACTGATGCTAATAATACTTATTCAGGAATACTTAAACTTCCTAATGTTAAGAAGATGTTCATTCCGCCTGTAGGTTACATGTTCTTTGACTCTGATTACTCAGCAGTTGACTTATGTTTTGTTGCTTACGATAGTGATTGTAAATATCTCAAAGATATTATACGTGACGGTAAAGATGTTTATAGTATTCTTGCTAGTGAATACTACCAAAAAGATATTACTAAGAAGGATAATGAACGTCAAATATTTAAGAGTATTATTCATGGTAAGAATTACAGAGGACAAGCACCTACTTTAGCTGCTAAAGCTGGATTAAGTATACCTAGAGTTAAAAAAGTACTTCAATTTTATGATTCTAAATGCCCTGAAGTAGAGGTGTGGCAAACTAGACGTATTAATGAAGCAAAGAAGTACGGTTATGTTACTAATGTGTTTGGATTCAAAGGTGATGTTACTGATTTTATATCACCTACTTGGGAAAATAAAGTAGTAGCTTGGATTGGGCAAAGTAGTACAGCTTGTTTAGTGAATAAAGCATTAGTTAATTTAGTTAAGCACGAACGAATGTGTGATGATAAGATATATGTTTTACTACAAACTCATGATAGTTTATCTGGTATTTTTAAAAAAGAAGATACTACTGCCCCAGAAAGGATTAAAAAGTACATGGAGTTACAAGTAGACTACCCAGACCCGTTAGTAATAAAAGCTAACGTACTTACGAGTGAACTTTCATACGGAGACTGTAAATGATTCACCTACATACTGATATTTATACTAATGAGCTGTTCAAATTACATAGTAGTGACTTCAGGGTACTGTTTTTACTACTGAAACAGCAAGATAACCAACATGACTTGTTTATAACCATAAGTCAAACACAAATAGCTAAACAATTAGGCATGACACAATGTAATGTTAATAAATGTTTACATAAATTACTGAAGCTGGGTATTATTACCGAAATTGGTAGAGTGAAGATTGTACTTAACGGTGCATTGATAATAGATAATAAGTTTTCGTAAACTTTGGCAAAGTATAAATGCTAGTATTGCTGGTTAGAGCTTAGGTTACTCATTCCTACATCCCAGCTATAATAGATAAGTGAGTATTACCTTATACTGTGCTATTACATATCTGATAGCAGCTTAGGCTATTATCGAATAGTTCACGTTACGAACTTCTTATTAACTATTCAAAGGATACAAAATGTTAGAATATAAATTAACACAATTAGCTAAAGAACTTACTGAATTTGACTTTAAACCTACACAACAGAAAGAAGGTGATGCTGGTTATGACTTACGTGCCTGTATTCCATTTAAAAGTATTAGCATTTTCCCTGAAGAAACAGTAATTGTACCTACTGGTGTACATATAGCTTTAGATAGTAGAAATACTGTAGGTTTATTAATACCTAGAAGCTCATTAGGTAAACGTGGCGGGGTATTAGCTAATACTATTGGGTGCATTGATAGTAATTATCACGGCGAAATACAATTACTTATTCTTAATACTAATATGGAAGAATGTTTAGAAGTTAAACAAGGTGAAAGATTAGCTCAACTTGTTATTACAAGATGTAGTACTAGGTTGTTTAATGAGGTTGTTGAATTTACTAATGAAACTAATAGAGGTATTGGTGGTTTCGGTAGTAGTGGGAGGTTTTAATATGTTAATTATTGCACCGATTGTATTAGTAATAATTTTCCTGTTGTTGTTGTTTGTTGCTAGTAAATGGAAAATTGACATTACAACTACTACTGCAATTATACTAACCTGTATTAGTATTGTTTGTAGTGTCGCTTATTGGAATAACCATGTACTTTGATATTAGATTTGAATGGTTAGATAGGTCTATTATAGCGATAACTCCATGCTTGTTCTTTGATATTGAACTACCTATTGCATTAACAGTAAATGTTACTTGGTTAGTTTTTGTTATTTCTATAGGGTTTTTTACTACGGACGAAGAGGATTTTGATGACACTGATGGGTATGTTTGATGCTTGTTATATATGTTATATAAGGGAAAATTAGTAAGTAGTTGATTAGTAAAGAAAAGTAGGTGCTGTTTATTGTATTGACATACATTAATGTACATCGTATAATGTAATTTATCACAAAAACTTAATACGAGATACATTAATGAAACTACATGCCGACACCCCTATTACATCACACATTACTAAGTTTGGCAAGGTGGTTCTACCCACTAACACAAGCTTACATGTACGTACTAACTTAGATAGGAATTTACCTATGCCACAATTTTGTTATTACATGGCGGGCAATTTAGACAATATACTAGCCATTAAGTCTGTTACTGCTTTAAAATTGTACCATATTCTAATACATAGCTTAGCTTCTAATAAAGAACTAGGCAGCACTGTTACTATTACATCAGATACTTTAAGTAAAAAACTTAATATAGATTTACCTTCAGTGTCAAGAGCATTAAAGATACTAATAGATAATGGGTTAATAGTTTCTAAAAATAGGAAGTCAATTAAACTTAGCCCTAAGTATGCTTGGCGAGGTAATTTGTCTTCTTGGCAAGTAGAAGTAGACGAACTTAATTTACAAGAATACATGAAAGAGACTGAAGCAAATGTACAAACTAATACGTAAATTTAAGAAAATGTTCAACAGAGTATTTCACACACACACGTATACTTATATGCAATCACTTGGCATTAAGAAGTGTGTAGATTGTGGACACTCAGTAGATATTATTAACATTGTAAAACATCAAAGGTGAACTAATGGTAAAAATAGATAAGAAAATAGTAGGTTATAAGATTTGTAAAGACGAAGTACAGGAAGAAGCTCCAATTATTAGTACATTATTAGAGCGTCCTGCATTACTACTAAATGGCACTACTTACAAAATTAAACCCAGTAACGAGGAACATAGTTATTACATTACAATTAATAACTTAGATAATGTACCTTTTGAAGTGTTTGTTAATAGTAAGAATACCAGTAATTTTCAATTTATTAGTGCATTAACTCGTATGATTAGTGCGATATTTCGAAAAGGCGGTGATATTTCTTTTGTAGTAGAAGAACTTACAGTAATAACAGCTCCTAATAGTGGTTATTGGGGCAAAGACAAGTCGACAGGTAAAGGTAAGTATTATAATTCACTTGTCCATGAGATAGGTGACATCATTAATTTTCACTTAACTTCTTTGAATGTTGTTGTTAGTGTGAATGTCCCTGCCAAATTACTAACTTGTCCTGAATGTAAAGAGGAAGCTCTAGTAGTAATGGACGGGTGTTTAACATGTACAAGTTGCGGCTTTAGTAAGTGTGGTTAATATGAAACTTTATACTGTAAAAGAAGCATCGAATATTGCTGAAAGTAGTTCACTTATTGTTGTGTTCTTAGAAGGTCGTATGGTTGATATGACGTGTATCGGCGGTAGTACTGTTTTTAACTTGTACAGTCATGACGGTCATTGTATTTACTATAACGTAACAATAGATACTCAATTAAACTTTACGTTCTACAATTTAATACCCTTAACTAATGTTTAATTAAACAAATAAATAGGAATATCATGAAAACATTAACATTAATAGTACTACTTGTCACTTCTCAATTTGCTAATGCTACATTAAGTACTGCTGAACAAAGATGTTTACTTTTAAGTACGTACCATGAAGCTAGGTCGCTTAGTGAAACTGATTGGCTTAAAGTAGCTAGTGTTGCAACTAATAGAAAAGAATTCTACGAGAAGTATGGGTTCGGTAGTAAAAGTAGTAATTTGTGCGATATTGTTAAAAGTAAGCAATACACTACAAATAAATTACTTAGTAAACGAATTAAAGAACCAAAAGTACTTGCTAAAATGAAAAAAATATTAAGTAGCAAACATATTAAGACAAATTACTTATTTTTTACAAGTCGAAACGGTGTTATGAGATACAAAAGGAAATTTTAATGAGTGAAGCAGAAAAGAAAGAACTTATTAGTGTATTTGTAAGTGCTGGTATTGCTTATTACTTGAAAGGTGATTGGCGAGAAGCATTTAGACAGAGTAGTACGCATAAAAGATGGGCAAGTAAAACTAACAATGACTTTAAACTTGCTTTAGATAATTTTTACAAGGTGATTTAATATGAAATTAACAATAGAACATGAAGCTGGGCATGAACAAGCACTTAGAGGTCTTGCCTTATCGTATTATAAACAAGATACCCCTTTTGAGGAGTACTTTAAAGAAGTTAGACCTAAGATGGTTAAGTTACTAACATTACTTAACAGTAAAAGTATTAAGGAAGGCAACTATTCGCACAGTAAAGTACTAAGACAAATACATGTATGGGTAATGATAACAAGTACTAGAAGCTTCTGGTCACAATTTGCTACTTATACTGTAGGGGTTGTTAGTCAAAGTGCTTCTACTATGCACACACTTAGTAAGACTGAATTGTCGTATCAAGATTTTAGTCTTAGTACTTCTGCAAGTATTGTTAATGCCTTTTTAGACCTTAAAGATGGTTGTAAAGATATAATCTTACTTAGAGATAATCTACCTGAAGGATTCTTACAAACAAGAATGGTCACATTTAATTATGCAAGTTTACAAAACATAATAATGCAAAGAAGTAAACATAGGTATGCTATTGAATGGCATGACTTTGAATATCAACTTAAACAACAATTAAAGTATCCTGAGATAATAAAATGGAGTGAAAGTAATGACTAATGTGATACTACTTTCAGCAATGATTACTTGTAATATTCTTAGCCACTTGTTAGCAAATGCACATACTAGAGGTTCTGCTGATTTTTCTATAATGTTTAAGGTATTTGGCTTTATGACGTGCGTTAAACTGTTTCTTAACTTAATAGAGGGTTGTTAATATGCAATTTACTTTACTATTTATAATTTGTGAACTTACTTTAATCGGTTATTTTACTTTTCACATGTACTTACCTATGGTTTTGTTAGTAATAATAGCAGCGATAGTGAGAATGGTTACTATATAAGGAAATTATATGATTTATGCTATAGATACTGAAACTACAGGTGTTACTTGCAGAGACCAAGTGATACAACTTGCTACTGTTAAAGTTCCTGACAACATATTATCACTAAGTTGTGAAGAGATATTAGCCCTACCTACTACTAATGAGTACTTTAATCCAACTGTTAGTATTAATCCAAGAGCATTAGAAGTACATGGAATTACTAAACTAAGGTTGCTTGGTAAACCTGTAAGTACAAGTGTTGCTTTACCTAGTGATTGTGAACTTGTTATTGGGCATAATGTTTCATTTGACTTACGCATGTTACATAGTAATGTTGATGATATTTGTACATTACGTTTGGCTAGAAAATACCTTAAAGAGTTGCAATCACATAAGTTAGTACATGTTTTTGAGTACTTTTATCCTGTGAAGTTGTTTAAAGAACTTCATGATATGCTTAATACTGATAAACATGACGCATTGAATGATACTTTTATGTGCTTACTTGTGTATGTTAAGTTAATGGAACTTGCATGATTACGAAGTAACAAAAATCCCCCCACATTTTCTAGCGACCCAGCCCTTAATACCACCTACTTCCCCTCCTCCACTCCTTCTTCCCAGTCCTCCGCCCGCCTTATATTCAAGTAGTACGGCGGGGGGCATGTCCACGTCCTGCCAACTATCCCACATACCAATACCCGCCATACTTGCAAGTCATTGATTTTATTACCATAAAATAATAATAAAAAAATACATTCGCAAGTCATTGATTTTAATACCAGAATTTATTATAAAAAAGTTACTTTTATTTACTAAAATAACCTTGCATTGTACTAGGTATTATAAAGCCTTATAGGACGTGGCTTGCATGGCATTGTGACTAGAATTGATTGATAGAATAGTTGGTAAAATCGTGTAAAATGTAAAATATCGTGTAAAGTATAAAAAAATGTATACAAGCTGGCATTAAACCGATTATATTATGTACAAGCTATATTAATAGCTTATTAGTATTAATCGATGCTAATTAATTTTAAAAAGGGTAAAAACAAAATGACAAAAGTAAATCAATTAGAATTAAATAATATTAAAGTTATCGATTCATTAATGAATGAATCTATCGATGTAGAACTTAAAACAAAGTTCAATAACCAACAAATATCAGTTATGTTAGCCAATGCTCTAAAGATAGTAAAAACGTATGATAAGGGGAATGGCAAGTTTGAGATACAGAACTTGCCGACTATTGACTATATGGGTAACATGGAATGGTTGTTAGCATATGGATTATACAACCTAAGCAAGGAAGACAATGCCAATGAACTGTTCATAAATAAAGCGGTAAGTAAAAAACACGCCGATTTATTGGCAAAATGTAATACTGGCAAGTATGATTTTACAAGCTTGATGCAAGCTTGTACTTTCATCAACAAAATAGATACCACATTGCAACAATTCACTTTTAAGAGAGAGAGTAAGACAGTACAAATCGATTTGAACATGTTGCGTGAACAGTTAAAATTACTAGAGTTGGATTTGATTATTGAACAAAGTGTAACGCGGTCGGGCAGTACTGTGACAAATTACTACTATGATATTAAACAAACAAAAGGGGCATAGTATGAGATACGAAATAGAATTATTAGAAAACATTATAAGCGAAATAATACCTAGAAAAACTTATAACATTTTAAATGAGATTGATTCGATTAAACTAAACAGTTTAATTGTTCAATTACTACGTTACGAAGTTTTTAAAAGCTTAGAAACTACAATAGACGTGCAAGGATATAAACTAAAAAAATTAATCCCATTCAATGGTTTTATAGTAAAAATTCATGGGCATAGCTATAGCGTGTATAGGATAAATGACTATACTTTAAAAATAACAAAAGATTAATTTTTGTTGATACCAGTGCATTTTAAAAGTGCACTGGTATTTTTATGGATTGTTGCTTGTATACCGTCATGGCGCAAAGATACTTTCAAGTAAAAATTATGTTTGCGAGAACATGTATGGCGAACAATTTCCATCTACCAACTTCCACAACTCAAATTTCCCCCTAACTAACTACATTGGCTTCGCCAAAAACCCTCCTAATACAGCCCCACTCGCCAAACATTACACCCTACTTCGACAAAAATTGCTACGCAAGACTACGCAACACTTCAACTGATTAGTACTCATTTAGGAAACAATGCTTACGCAGCCCATTGCACCCCATTAGTACTGTTTTATGAAACAATATCCCCAGCAGTATAGTTTACCAAACACAATGACCGTACAAAATGCTACGCAGCTTACGCAAAAAACTATGTTCTTACTACGTATATATATATATTAAAGTAATTGAAAGTAATGTAGTAGGGAGTTTTGGCACAAAACCAGAGCAAACTGATTCAATACAAACCAATTACTGTTTACACTGCACAGTATAAGTACATATTATATATATAGTATAAGTAATCAGCAGTTTTGGCACAAAACCAAGACCAGCATTGCATTACATTGCTACGCAACACCCTTTGCTTACGCAAATTAATAAGCATACTTTGCATTTAATTAATAATTATCTTGAGCAACAGTTTTGGGACAAAACCAGAACCAGCTTACGGCTTACGGCTTACGCAACATCGCACAATAAGCAATAAGTAAACTTATTATTAAGTACGAGTACTTCGTACTGAGTACCTCATATTAATAAGTTAAGCAGTTTTGCGTAGCCAAAACCAAAGCACACTGATGGCTTGCTTACGCATTGACTTACGCCTTGACTTACAAATTACCTACGATAAGGCAAAGTACTTACAAAAAAGCAAGAAAAGAATATCTTGGAACGTATAAGTGTACACAGTAAGCGTTAAGTAGTTGATTTTATTGACATTAAAGTTGGCAAATACTGACAGGTATAATATGTTTCTCCTGTAGCTATTTGCCAACTTGGTTTTTAACTCATTGATTTTATTGAGCTTATTTTCAGACCCAATGTACACTTTTATTGTACGGCAGTTTTGCGTAACCAAAACCAAAGACAGCTAATGCAGCTTACGCTACCCAAATACCAAGTAAGTTACTGCTTCGCAAAGAGAAAAAGAAAAGGGAATGAAAAACTATACAAAAATAATTTATTTTCAAATTTCCTAAACATGAGGAAAATCAAGAACTTGAAGCTGTTTTTCTTATCTTTTGCACTAAAAATGGGTATAAAGTACCTTGTATATATGTTTATTTTCTTTTCTTTCTACAAGGCGGTTTATACCCACTCTCCTTATTTTATTGTTATTATTCAACGACTTAACCTTTTTCCCTAGTGTATACTTTTTCATACCCTTTTATAAATTACATGCTATAATAGCTTTTCTCTTCTTATTTTATAGGATTTTTCATGATTACTTCAGCACCAACAGTACCAACACCTGCACCAACTAAGCTTCCTAAACCTCCATGCCCGATAACTGCGGCTGTGACTTCAGTAACGTACCCTTTAACTCTTAACAGTTACCCTGACTTTGCTAATTACTTTTGTCTCGGGAGGTCTTCAGCACCCACAATAGTTGGTCAAGCGACTTCGGGCGATTCATACACTTCACCAATTGTAGGTAAGCACACCTCAGCCTCCCTCAAAGGCGATTCCCTAAAAAGTGTTAAGAAATTCCTAGACAAAAACTTCATCTACACTAAAAATGGCAAGAAAATAACGCTTTTAGGCAGGAATTACGAAGAGGTAGGCAAACCTAACCCCAACACAAAAGAACACACGCATTTAGCTTCTCTGTTGCTTCTAAACGATGCCTTAGCCACATGCGACAATTACGAAACTTACATAGACAATTTCGGCAAAGTAATAACAATCGGTAAAAACATCTCAACAATCTACTACAGAAGAAGTTTTCTTAACATTCTATGCGGACAAATTAGCGAAACCTTCTACAATTCTTGTGACGACCATGCAAAAGTACTAGCCCTATGTACTGAATATTGTGGAATTGAAGAAACCTACGAAACATACAGGCGTGAACTACTCAGAATAAGCTACAACAACATAACAAACACATTAAACTACATAACAAACAAGCACATAATGGTGCAAAATAAGACGTACTTATTACGAAGAGCGAGTAAATGGGACGTAGCAACACATGAGGAGGTTGTTTTAATGTCTGGTTGCATCGGTAAAGCGTTAATTACTTTTGAAATTCCTAATAACTATGTATTGTTCTCAGCAACAAAAGACTTTAAAAGCACTTACTGGCACTGGATAGTGACAGAATTCAATAAAATAAACAAAGAAAATGCCCCTATTAGCTCAGTAAGTGAAGTATTAGGGTTCAGCTTCAGGAATGACCAATTAGCTGCCATGTACCAACACTACATGCTAACAGTGAGTAAGAGACTGAACATAACACACGAATTACTTACTAAAAACAGAGAGTATTTAATAACTAAGATTCTTAGAGACTTTGAAGAAATGACAAGAAACATGCCTGAAAGTGTCATACAGTCTTTCAAGATAAAGGAAAAATACAATTGCGTTAGTGAACTTACTACTGAATTGATTTTACCGAACTATTATTGACGATGGTTATTGTCAACAAACAAGAAACAATACTACCGAAGGTATTGTCAACAAATAAGAAACAATGAAAATAATGTTGACGGGGTTTACATTTACAGGGATAATTACCCAACAGTAACGAAAAGAGGAAAATGAGATGAAAGATGTTTATGAAGTTGATGTGGAATTGGATGGGGTAACGTATGCGGTTACTTATTACTTTAAGGAGAAAGAAAGGGAAGGGGTATTTAATTGGCTTGACCCAGAGGGGGAGGAGGAGGTGTTTGAGATGATGGATGTTGTGCCTGAAGTGGATGGGGAGAGGTGGAAGGAGCTGGAGGAGGTTGTGAGGGGGGATATTTATCTAGGCGTATGTAAGCCTGCGATTAGGATTAGTACAATAGAGTGGGCAAAAAAGTATCAAATTATAACAAGTTTAGATGACCCTTCTATACCAACAAGCGTAGCTAAGAAAAGTGCAAGGATTGGTTGGACGGAAGTTATAGACAACTACATGTTATTGGCTGACTCAGAGGAGTTATCAAAATGAACGACACAGTAAAAGTAAATACAACAGTAAAACGAACAACAAAAGCAGAATTACTGGAGCAAAATACTAAATTGCTTGATAGACTTTCCGATGCTAGTCGTAGGCAAGCAAGTTTGTTTAAGGAAATTAACGATAAAACTACTGCAATAGATTCCCTTCTTAAAGAAATTAGTAATAAGGACAATACAATAATTGCATTAGCCGCAGTAATAGCTATACTTATTGGCATTGCTATATTTGAAGTATTGTTATATTCGAAGTATTACTTATAGTTAAGGAGCAATTACGATGGAATATAAAGGGTTTGAGATAGTGCCAGTAAGAAGTGTTTGTGCTGACTGGAAATTAAATAAAGAAGGGTGTGTTGTACCAGTACGTCCATCGGAAGCTTCTATAACACATTACCAAATAGTAGACAACGGCAAAAATTGGATAGCCGAAGACACCATTGAACTCTGTAAACAAACAATTGACAGTTTTCTTACAAAGAATGGCTTACAAATAAACATAACTGAATAAAAAATGTGGGGTTATTAGCCCCACAAATTAATTAACCTGCAATAACTGGTTCAACAACAGGTGCAGTAGTCGCATTAATAGCGTCTAATTGTTTTCTAAGAGCGTCTGCTTGTTCTAACAATTGTTTTTCTTGCATTTTTTGTGATTCAATTAACAAATCATCACGTTTTTTAGCTTCAAAACGGTACAAAGAGTACAACATAGTGTAAACATCACTATAACTAGCAGTACCGATTACTTTATCATTACTATCTAATAAATCAAAAGTAGCTTTTGGTGTTGCAAAGTTAGCATTAACACTTGTGTTTTGTTGTCCATTAATTACAGTACCATCAGGTAAAGTAACTTTCTCTTCTTCATTAAAAGTAATAGAAGAATATTGTTTGTCAGTTGCATTATGAAATGACCCACTAACGCATCTTGTATATTTAGTCATTGAACCTGTAACTACTTTTTCTCTGTAATTTGCCATTGCTTTTGTCCTGTTAGTTGTTTAGTTAAGTTTTCTTACGTATTTTACTACTATTTACTGCTATTTACACCTTCTAATGAAGTTATTCTTTCATTAAGTTCTTTAATACTCTGAATAAGTACAGGAATAAGTTCAGAATAAGCTACACTAAGGTATTTATTACCATGAGCGTCTTTAATAAACTTGTCTGAGACGACCTCGGGGAAAACTACCTGTAATTCCTGTGCTGAGAGACCGTACCTGTCATTGTCGTTAGTAAGTTCTTTGTTGTTGTACATTTCTAAGGCTAACTTAGAATGTTTGTATTTAAATGGAGTTAATAAACATAACTTAGCAGTAGCATTTGTTAAGTTACCTGTCACGTACTTTAATCGCATATCGGAAGATACACTGGAAAAGCCAGAGATAGTAAAACTATTACCATTTATATTAGCATAAGAAGTGATAGTGGTACTGCCTCTACCACCTATACCATCAACTCTTACCCTACTAGCTATTAAGTGAGCATTTTCATCTCTAATTGCTAGTGAATTTGCATTAATCCCTGTTGTTGTAGCATCAACACCGTTATAAGTTAAAGTTGTACCTAATATTTTCATAATTTTATATTGTTTATGAGAAGATTACACGAAAAACATAACCATTTTGTGAAGCTAAAAAACCTATAGTACATACCCCTCCAATAGAGATTGCGACATCTGGAAATACTTGTTCATACGCAGTTATGCTGCCAGGAGTGGTGTAAACGGTAGTGCTTCTATACACACATACATTTTTATTATAAACATTTGGAGCAGTAGTTAATGAAGTCCCGACACCATCACCGCTACGGGGCTGTATGTAATTACTAGCGGTTAATGTAGCGTTTGTAGCATACGATAGAACACCATCAGCCGCTGTAAACACCCAGAGATAACTACTGCTAATATTAGCCGCAGTAATCGCTCCACCAACAGACAAAGTACCACTTACTTTTGCATTACCTATTACATCTAGTTTTTCTGTTGGTGTGGTAGTGCCAATTCCCACGTTACCGCTGGAGTCGATACGGACACGTTCTGTATCAGCAGAGCCACCGCCACCACCAGTATTAAATGAAATAGCTCCTGTACCAGACGTTGCACCATAAGAACGAATAGATGTTACGTTACTTGTATATTGCAAAACACCTATAGCTGTTTGATGATGTGCAAGAGGATTTTTAGCACCAACAATACCATTAGCAACAACACTACCATTCACCTGCAACTTACTTACGCCATCGTCTGTTGCTGTGCCTATAAGTACATTACCCGTACTGCCTACATTTATTCTCCTATTCCCTGCACCGTCAGCTATGATGATGTTGTTTGTCAATCCAGACGCTAAACCAGTTACATTTGAGCCGATAATGGTATTACCTGAGCCAGTAACAATCCCGCGACCAGTGTTACATCCAAAGGCTGTGTTGTTATTGCCTTCAGTAATGTCGTAGAGTGCGTTCACCCCACTGGCTGTGTTGTTACTGCCTGCGTTGTTGTCGTGAAGTGCGTTCACCCCACTGGCTGTGTTGTTGCCGCCTGTGGTGTTGTTTTGCAACGCCCCATCACCAGCTGCAAAGTTTGTGCCTACTCCGCCTCCACCATACGACCCACGAAGTGCATTTGCACCTGTGATGGTCAACCCGTTTGCTGCGATACCACCATTCACCTGTAACTTGTTAACACCATCGTCTGTTGTTGTACCTATTAAGACGTTGCCGCTGGAGGCAATACGCATCCGCTCTGTGGCTGTACCTGCTGCTCCTGTTCTTAATGCAATATAAGAAGAAGGGGCATCAATGACTACTTCTGTTGCAGACGATATTATCTGAAAAGCACCACCAGCAAATCTAATAGTACCAACACGAGCATCTCCACCATCTACAAATGTTGTAACTCCGTTTACAGTTAAACGACTTGCTGGACTACTTGTACCAATACCGACATTGCCTGAAGTAGTAGCAAAGTTAGCACCAGTAGTAGTACTAATCGCTCCAGTTACTGCTACACCCCCATTCACCTGCAACTTACCAACCCCATTGTCTGTTGTTGTGTTGATTAAGACATTACCACCTGAAGGTTGTAAAACTAAAGTTTTATACCCTACGCTTTGCTCAACTACCTGAATAGAATAAAAATTATTTGCTTCTCTATAAAAAGAAAGTTGAAAATCATTGACACTTGTAGATGTTCCAAAAATTGCTACTGACGCATTTTGTCCTTTAGTCTCGTTAGTATTAACAGTTAGTCTTGCCCCTGCGGTGGAAGTTGTACCAACAGCTAAATTTCCATCGGAAGCTAGAGTCATTGCTTGTGTAAAAGTAATAGTATTCCCCATAGTACCTGACGCAGCACTGCTCCAAATGTGTTTACCTTGAAGCATTTGATAAGTAGCAGCTCCAAATGAACTAGCATATTTCCAAGCACCATCATAGTAAGTATTTTCTGTGAGGTACAGATTAGCTGTACTATTACCCCAGAGAGCATTACCAGAATTACCTATTTCTAAAACCTTTCCTTGATTCCAAGTACTGGGAGTAACTCCGATACCAACATTACCTCCAAAAACAGATTTAGCCCCTCCATTCGAATAGAAAGCGAAGTTATTTGTTGCCAGAGAAGGTGAGTTTGCATAAAAAGCATAGGCATTTGTAAGAGTTCCTCCAGTTTTAGAAGCAAGAGTAGAATTGAATCCATACCAATTTGTAAGCGTATGTGCTCCAAGAACTAGATTTGAATACGCTCGGTAAGGAATTACCTCAGTGCCTGCTCCCGATAAAGTATAAGTACCTTCTTGGTCTGTTATCCCATATAGATTAACACCACCACTTATAGCTCCTATCGACAACCCATAGATAGCATTAGGACTTGCTCCACCTACACCTATAGTTTTAGCTAGTTTAACATCACCACCAAAATAGTTAGTATCATTTGCACCTGCTTGGTAGATACCGTACTTGCTTATAACAGTACCCGCCGTTACAGTAGCGGCTTCTATATACAAACCATAAACGGCATTAACAGAAGTATTATTTACACCAATAGTTATAGCAGCTTGTATTGCTCTTACAGAGGTAATTGCATCACCTGTAGTAGAAGTATAAGTTAAAGCAGACTTAATCCCAATTCTAGTAACTCCAGTAGTAGTAGTTGTTCCCCCTACAACTAATTGACTACCAGTATCAGCTAAACCATTAATACCGACTAGACCAGAAGAGTCTATATTAAATATTGCACCAGTACCATTCCTAAATATTGTACCGTTGTCACTTTTTATATATAATTTTTTATTGGTGTATAGCGAGGCATTATTACCGTCACTACTTCCGTTCATATTTAAAGTAACGACATCCATTGTCAAAGTGCCACTAGACGGAGTATATGTATTTTTTACCGTAATACCTCCACTAGAAGCTTCATTAGCCAGATATAAACATAATAAATTAGTAGGACTTTCTGATATAGTGGACTTACCTATGCTTACTTTACCATTATGGTCAACTTGAAATAATGCAGTATCAGTACTATTTGAAATTACAAATGGAGATAACGCATCTCCTTGTTCAGCAGTAGTCAAATGTAAATGTAATTTTGCCAAAGGATTTGCTCTACCAATACCAATTAGTCCTGTACTTTTTACTGTTAAACTATTAGTAGTGGTTGCATACGTAGTAGCTGTACTTAGAGCAGTAAAAAGCGCAAAATCATTCCCATTAGCTAATTGCAATTGTAAATCAGCATTAGTAATAGTAGTATCATTATTTCGCTGAGCAAACCTAACATCTGTGCCAGTTGTTCCACTATTTCTACTAAGAAATAAACTACTACTCTTACCATCTAATAAATCAGCATTAAAATCAGTTACTTTGTCTAACGCATCAGCAGTATCTACCGTCAATGTACCTAAAATTTTCATATATTATGCTCCTCTAAGTTCGTAATGTGTGTTAATGGCAGGGGCTACGGTAAATTTTACTTTTACGATGTTTGTTACTCCAGTTGAGATAGTCGAAGTTTCGATAGTTATATCAGCTAAAACTACTGTGTATAAATAAGACCCATTTAAGCCGTTACCAGACCTTTCATATAAGGTTACAGTACTTATATGTCCCATAATAGCACCATCAGCAGGAGCAGTAGGAGTCGCAAACTCTGTTTTTGTACCATCTCCTACAATATCAAAAGTAAATTTACCTCCAATTAAACCATCGACATAACTTTTACATACTAATTCACTAGCAAATCTAGGTGTAGTATTAGCATTAAGTAATCTACCTCCGTCTAAGTTATATCTTAGAAGGGTAGCAGCACCTTCTTTAGCTAAATAACCACCTAAAATAGACAACCAATTAAATTTACCGTCATAAATAGTTGCAGGATTGTTATCATTATACTGCGGCGTTCTATATTTTAATTTCAGTCCTATTTTAGCTAAATTAGATGGTACGTTATCTACATCATCCCCATCTAAATGAATGTCACTATCTAAATATATAGTTCCGACTGGTGTATTAAGCAATGTGTCATCAGATGACTCGTAATCAGTCCCACTAATAGGTGTAAGTTGCAGGGTTTTAATAGCTAGTAAATCGTTACTACTAATATCTAAGTCACTGTATAGTTTCATAATTTTTTCCTCAATTTAAAAGTATTTTCCCTGTCAACTCGGTAGAAAAATTTATCTTAACCTGATTAACGCTTATATGTACAGTGTTAGCTAATATTATTTCATAAGTAGTGACATTATTTACTGTTTCTTTTTTAAGAATATTTACTAATGGGTATTTACCTAAGTTATGTGTGATAACTACTTCATTAGTATTACTAAAAGTATGTTCAATCGTTTCATTAAGTTGCTGCCAATTAGAAAAGACAATTGTTTGTGGGTATAACAAGTCGTAGTAAGAAAATCTCTTATATTCTCTAATAGAACTTATATTATTTTCAGTAACAATTGTTTGAACTGTTTGAATTACTTCATTGGTACTAAGTTTTTGTACAAAACCAACATAATCATAAGTAGTAGTAGGATTGTGTGTGGCAGATGCATCAAGTAAATTAGCAGGACAATAATAAACTCCAGCCTCTAATACAGTATCCCAATCTTCTACAATTTCTTGTGTAAAAGTATTATTACTACTCCATTTTGCTACATTATTTGTAAAACTAACTAAATCATAGAAAGTTTTAGTATCTTTTTGATAACATCTTTTACCAATGTCAGCAATTGTCAGCGGTATTACGTATTTTAAGGTGAAAGTTGTTATTGTATGTGGTTCTGAAGTAAGTTGTGTAATTGTGGTTGGTACTAAAGCAGGTGGTGTAAGGACAGTTAAAATATAAGTAGTATTATTAACTTTATCTAAGATACGATTACCGTTGTAGGCATTATAATCGCTTACACTAATAACAACAGACACATTATCAGCTAAAACAGTATTACTTAAAGTTAAAGTAGCTTTATAAGATACTCTTTCTTTAATAATTCCACCTTCTAAATCCTCAGTAACGTATCTTTTAAACTCAATACTTTTACTAACGTCTTCTACCTTAACTAGAAGAGCGTTTCTATCTGTAATAGTGTCAAATTCCCAAGAATGTAATCTATGTATAGTAGTAGCTTTACTATGAAGTGCTGACATTATAATTTCCTTAACCAGCTATTAGTGATATGGTCTGTTTATCTGGATTTATAGTATATTCCTGACTAAGTTTATCAGGATAAATTATAACAACATTTGGAAGACCACTTTTAGGTACTATACTATAAGTAAAAACAGTTGGTGTATTAATTTCATCCTCAGCCGCAGTAAATACTAAATCTATAGTAGCCGTAGTAACACTTACTACTATAGTATTAGTTACTCCATTGTTAATAGAGTATTGTACTTCAAAATATACAGCATATTGAGAGTTAAAAGAATTATCTTCTTCATTTGGTAACAACAAGTAATCGTCATAATAACTAAGACGAGTACCGTATCTAGTATACACTGGCGTATAGTTCCAAGATAACACTACAGTTAAATTTACAGTATGACTAGGACTTGTAGTTTTATCCGCATTATAAGTAGTAAAAGTATTAGTTTTCCATTTAGTTTTTAAAAGTACTTTATCAATATCAGGCAAACGAACAGTAGTATCAACAGAATATCTACTTTCCTGAGCATTAGGTGAAGTAACATTATCAATACCAGCCTCAGAATCTACATATATAAATTTATTAAGGTCGTACCTAATACAACTTGTAACATAATAGTCATCTTCTTTAACAGTACTAAGTACTTTAAATAACTTAGGTTCGTTATTTATGAAAGCAAAATTACTATCACTTATTGGTGTATTTGTACTTTCAAAAGTGTAACTACTTATGTTTCTTACTGAAGTGTTTGAAGAAATTATTACAGTTTCTGGAGAAACACTTTGAATAACAAGTAACTTATCAATAGAACATGTTACTGTTTTAGGATTTGCACTAGAACTTGCAGTAAGAAATGATACGTTATTTTGGTCAATTACAGTTACTTTGACATATTCAATAGCAAAATCAGGGTAAGTTGTGGCATTGTCAGGTGTAATTGCTATAAAATCAGAGTTAAGAAGTCCATGATTTTCTTTAGTAAAAGTAGCTACATAACTTCCAGCCGCTCTATTAACAGTAACATTACTAACAAGTTCAAAATTATTGGCAACAGTAATTGTTGGTACACTATTACTTCCCATATACGTTAATGAATAAGCTACTCCAGCATCTAAAGTAATAATTCTATCGAAAACAATAGTCAAATTACTTCCACTAATGCTGTGCGATTTAACTCTTCCAGTTAATTTAGCTTCAGTATTGATAATTGTATCGTCAACTACTCGTATTACTTGTCCTTTATACAAACTACTGCCTTGTATAAGGGTTTTAAAACTAACTATTTGAGAATTCATTAAAGAATCCCATAAAATACTTCTACCTTTTCTAAAAGCAACTCTACTATCAGTAGTACCTTCCATAATCGCATCAAATACGTTAAATTCGAATTGATTAACAAAATAATTGACAGGTAAAGCGGGTTGCGGTGTAACATTATTGTAATAGTAGTATGGTTTAACCATTGGTGTTTGTGCATTACACCAATCTATTAAATCACTAGCACTTACTACTATTGTTTTAGTGGAGTTATTGTTGGTAATATCCTGAATAGTTACATTAACTTGTGTATAAGTTTCATTAAGGGAAGAGTCACTATATTCAAATAGCCCATCTAATACGTTCTGATTAGTAAATATTAAAGTGTCATTTATTTCTGTAGGAGTAAGTGGGCAATCGTATTGTATAGAAACTAACCCATCTACCTCTGCTAAGAAGCAATTTCCAATAGAAAGTATGTCATTTATAAAAGTTTCAGCCTCTTTTCTCTCTAAGAATTGTCCATTTACACTATAACGTCTAAGAATATTTGACTTTTTGTAATATCTTACTACTGCATTTGTTACTACAGTCACTTCATCAGCAGTTTCAGTACCTTGAGTATATTTAATCCCATGTTTATTACCTTTAGCGACTATCGCAGAAACAGTAGTACCATAAACACTATCTGTAGTATTGTAATTACCATTGACTCCAGTAACTACTATAAAATCGCCTACTTCAATTGAACCTAAATAGGTACTAAGTATTTGAACAGTACCGCCAGTTTTAGTGAAATTTTCTATCTTACTTGCTTGAATAAGACCATAATCTACATGTAAAATATCGTCACAATATTTAGCAAACTTATCAAAAGAATATTTTGCAATAAATTCTTCAGGAATACCGCAACCAAGCACAACGCTAGTATAAGTAGCAACATTATTAACAACTTCATTAGGTATTTCAACAGTAAGAGCGTCACTTATTAAATTATAAACTACCCAACTTAGGTTATTAGTGTACTTTTTAGTAGGTTCAAACTTACCATTCCACATCGGCTTTAAATACTTTCTATCAATACTATTGTAATAAGTAGAAATCGGTACTTTTAATTTAAGTCCTTTACCTTTGGCAGATACAGTAGGAAAATTATTACCTACCATACTTGCATCTTCTATTCTAACTGCTAATAATGCAGTACCCGCATAAGTAGTATTATCTGCGTTTACATATTCTGTAAGAACTACTTTAGATACTGAAGAGTAGTATTCAATTTCACCGACATTAACAGCATCAGTTAAAGCGTCTGGAGAATTACGCACAACCATTACATGCCAGAAACCATTAGCATTAGTAAGAAGTATTGGTCTATCTATTTCAATTGCAGTAGAATATTTACTCATACTCAGACCTTTCTTCTTAATATTTGTAGAAGTTGCTCCGCCATATTCGTTAATATTAGCCGTTTCAACAATACTAGTACTGCTATACCAAACCCATATCGTAAAATCCATCTCAGTTTCTTTACTACTTCCATCTTTCTTATGTAAAAATAAGGAATCCATTTGTATTAATACTCGTACAAACGTGGTTTCATAAGCTAAATTATAAAATCTTGCTGGTGCAGCAGGAAAATTAGTGAGATTATTCTCAGTAGTATCAGTACTTCCCGTTGGTTTACCTCCTTTTTTAACTTCAAGTCCGCCTGAACTTGGTTTACTACCCCCTGCTAAATCATCAAATCCATTAATACCTTTTTGATTAAGTTTTCCAGTAGTTTTAGCAAAATCACAGTTAAAACTATTAATAGTTACATCGTTTAAGTAAATTTCATCTATACTTTCTATTTCTCCTTCAGAAACAGCTAGTAAAATTCTCATATCTTGTCTACTTCTAAGCGTATCATCAGCCATTTTTAACCTACCCTATACCATTCACTCTCAACTACGTTTTTAGGAGTACCATCATTATTAGGAACTTTAGTAGTAGTAGCACTAACACTAGCAACTAAAGGAATATTGGCATCGGCAGTAAAACTACTCCCAACTTTAAAACCTACTGTAGTTAGAGTGTTTCCTATTAAAACACCACCAAATAAACACTCCCCGAAGATTAGAGGAACACTTCCTCCTTGTTCGGCAATATTAGGTATCCCATTGAACATTAAGTCTTTCTTTTTACTAGGGTCATTATTACCCATGTTTGGAGTAGGGACAAGCATCATTAATAATTGCCCTAACCCATAGACAGCTCCCATAACTAATAAACCAGTTACTACAGTAGCAGTCATAACAGCCGCAAAACCGCCCATACCCATTAAAACTAATTGAATAGCTAGAAAAGCAGTCAAAGTTGCAATAAACTCACCTTCAATTTTCTCACAAATAACTAAAGTATCGTAAGAAGTTATAGAAGTTTTCAACATGTTTTTATAAAGTATTTGCTCTTTTAACTTTTCTGTAGAATCACCAACTACATAAGCCATTTGCATGTCTTTCATAAGTGACCAAACTTCAGCATCATTAACACAAAGGTAATCTTTCAATTGCAGTAAATTGCTTATCTCAATATCGTAAGTTTTAGAAAATTTACTCGTATAGATAAGTACTAACATAAACTTTCATGCCTGTATATTTTATTAATTTTATTTTCCCAATCAGAATACGGCTCATACGCTGACGTAATATTTTGATTAAGTACCCAATCTTCGTCTAAATAAATAATCACATGATTATTAAAATCACCGAACACATTAACTAGCAGTAAATCGCCTTTTTGTTTAGCCCCACTAACTTCGATGAAATTATTACTCATTAGTAAGGTAGAAATAGTATTAGCCCATAAATTCTTAGGAGTTAGTGACATTATTGGGTCTATTTCAATACTAATACTAAAATTAAACCAATAAAAATCCTTAGCAAGTGTACCGCAATCGAATATTCCATATATATATGGTCTTCCAATGTAATCATCCTGTCTTTCTAATGGAAATTTTATTGGACTTGTGTACACGAAACCATCAAATCCACTTATAAAAAATGGAATATTCCATATTTGTTGAGTAGTCCAATCTAATTTAGACGGAGTACAAATGTGTAAATACCTAGTACTTGTATGTGAATGTACAATAGCAACGAAATTATCTTTTTCTTTGTAAAATTCCATAGGGTGAAGTTCAAATGACTTCGTAGGATTTTCACTAACATTAGTAATTTGTTTAAATTCACCATTATTAGTAATAATACCGCACATTTCATTAGGGTACATTAACCTAGTAACGTACTCAATGCTATTTAAAGCCTCAATTGTTAATATCATTTTTGTTTCCTTAATCCTGCACCTTCAAAACGCATATTTAATTTACCTTCTCTAAGTATTTGTCTACTAGGAAGTTTCTTATTTCGCCAATTAAGTAAAGTATCAAGTTCATAGACAATTTGCTTATTGTTTTTACTAAGTAGACGAGAAAATTTGTAATGTTTTTTCTCAATGAAAAGATTGTTATTATTTAATGAAGTATTGTTAATGTAGGTTTCAAACGTAAGTATATAGGTTATTTCAGCCCCTTTTAGGTTAGGTATAGAGGCAAAAATATTAGAATACGCATTACCAATATTAGCTAATACTAACTTAGGTGTTTCACTCAAGTTATCAACAGTATACCCAGTATTGGTAATAGCGCATGGAAATGGTAAATACTTATTAGAGTTCCAAAAGATGTCGGTAGGACGAATAGTATCAGTAAAATGATAAAAAACATCATTAAACTTTACGTCAAAAAGCCTTATAGCATTTGGTAACTCAAGGTCTTCTAGTAACTCTTTTGGCGTAGTTAAATTTGTCATACAATTATTTAATAAAATATTTACTAACTTCTTGGTAAAGTCCAATAAAGAAACTTACAGTTATTACCACACCCCAAAATATATTCTTCCACTTAGCTGTTTGTTCTTCTACTTTATCAATAGAAGTCTTTATGTCATGCAATGTTACTTGAAGTTCTTTGAATAAAGCATCAGTATGTTCATTTGTTTCGCTAATCTCTTGTACTAAGTAGCTCTTCAAATCATCAATACTCTTTGTAAACATAAGTTGTTGCGTTTCTAATTTTACTATACGTTCTAATAACTCTGGCATAAGTCACCTGTTTGCTGTACGATTAAGATACAAAAGTATAGCATGTTATAAGTATAACTCAATTTATAACTAAATTTTTAATTAAATTTTAACTAATTGGTAAGTAAAATGATAAAAAAAGAAGATGATTTGTTTATACAAAGTTTACAACAACCTTGTATAGAATCCAGATTACAAGAAGTACTAGATATTAATGCCAATACATGGAATAATTTAAAATTAAAGGGAATAATTCCAATTAGAGGGACTGTTGGAGAGTTCTTAGTAAAAGCATTTAAACATTACAGAGAACAGCACGAAGTAGCATTAGCAAAAGTACAACTTAAACAAGATGAAACAAAATCAAGTAAAAAAAGCAGATTAAGTGATACTGAAAGTGGACTTCCTAAAATACAAGAAGCAGCAATCATACAGAAAATTAAACTAGATAGAGCTAGAGAAGAACAGATACATATTATTAACTTAAAAGAACGTAGTGCTGTACTGGATAAGACTGAACTTTTACTATTATGTGAGCCTGTATTTAATAACATTGCAAACATACTAAGAAGTGCTGGTGAAAGCGACCCCGCATTACAACCAATAGTAGATAAATGTTTTAGTAGTTTATATACTGCTGCTGAACGTATACTAGAGAATTGTGAACAAGATAGTGAAAACTTTGTTAAAGAAATGCTCAATAAGCGAGTAGATTTGACCGAAATATTAGAGAATTACGATAATGTTAAATAGAACTTTAGAGAATATAGCCGAAAGAAAGTTTTTTGGTGAATTATTAGGAGTATTTAAGCCTGCGATTAGGATTAGTACAATAGAGTGGGCAAAAAAGTACCGAATTATAACAAGTATTGAAAGTAGTGTTGGTATTGGTAGCTTTGACCCAGACATTACACCATACATGGAATTTGTTTATGATTGTTTAGACGACCCTTTTATACCAACAATTGTAGCTAAGAAAAGTGCGAGGATTGGTTGGACGGAAGTTATAAATAACTACAGAGGAAAAACAATACATGTAAATGGTAAAAACATGTTACTTGCTTTTCCTACTCAAGCTGCCGCACGTACTTTTGCTTCAGGAAAATGGAAAGAATTTATTAACAATGTTGGAATACTCAGAAATGTTATTAACTTAGGTGTAGCTAAGAATAAAGAAAGTATGTTTCAGTATACTTTTCCTAATGGTTCATTACGTTTAGTCACATTAGGTTCTATTAGTAACCAAAAAAGTGACAATATTCCTTATGTTGAGATTGAAGAACCTGATGATGCTAGAGATGACATTCATGGACAAGGTGACAGTTTTATTAACTTAAAAGAAAGGCAAAAAACAGTACCATTAACTATTAGAAAATTCATATTCGGAGGTACTCCTACTCATAAAGACTTTAGTAGAGTAGAAAAAGCTATGAAAAGTAGTAATTGGATGGTTTTTAAAGCTTGTTGTCATAATTGCAACGAATTAGTTAGTATGAATAGTGATGCTTTTGTCAATTTACATTATGACGAATACCAAGATAGAAAAATAGATGACATTTATGGTATTCACAACCCTGAAAGTGCTTATTTTTCTTGCCCTTTTTGTTCAGTTGAATGGAGTTTTGAGCAAAAAACCTTAAATATAATTAGTGGTAAAAAATACGGTTTTACAACTCACACAGGTAAGTTTAGTAAAGGTTGGCATCCAAGAAATGCAAATATTACTGACACTTTTGGTTTTGATTTTAGCGAATTAATGAGTCCGTTCAAAGATGGTAGTAATTATACTGAAATAGCTAAGGCAGAAATACTTGCTAAAATAGAATTAGCTAAAGGTAACGAAGCACCTATGAAAAGTTACGTAAACAATAGAAAAGGTGATACTTATGCTAGTGGATTTAGTGCTATTGAAGCTGCTGACATGAAACAACTTAGAACTAACTATCCTGAAGGCATTGTTCCAATGGAAGGATTAGTATTAACAATGGGAATTGACGTACAACATAATAGATTTGCTTATGTTGTATTAGCTTGGGGTAGAAATAACTGTTGTTGGTTAGTAGAATGGAAAGAAATATTTGGTAATGTATTTAATTGGGAAGATTCAGTTTGGAATAGATTAACTGACATTGTATTAAATGGTTATCCACATGTTACAGGTAAAAGAGTACCAATAGATTCTACAAGTATAGATTCTGGAGATGGCGGTACTGTTGAATTAGTGTACCGTTGGGTACGTATGATGGAACTTGATTATAATAAAACAGTACTAGCAACTAAAGGTACTAGAGAACTTAAATATTCTTCAGATGATATATACGCAGAACCTAGAGAATTTGAAATAACTTCTGTACATCAAGATAGAAGAACAATGGCAGAAACATTAGGAGTTAAAGTATATTTCATTGGAGCACATAGATGTCATGATGAAGTACTTAGAAGAATTATGCTAAATACTTCTAAAGATGTGCATAGCGATGTCTTCTACTTTAATGAACAAAGTTATGGGGATTTTGAAGAACAGATGACTTCGTGTAGAAAAATAATAGATGTAACAAGCAATACTACTAAAGAAAGATACTTATTAATTAGTGGTAAGAGAAAAGAAGCAATGGATGGTTGTAAAAACGCATTTCACTCTGCTTATTATTTAAGAATACGTGAATATACTGACACCAGATGGAAAGAACTAGAAACTTGGTTACTGGAAGATGAAAATGAGTAACTTAACTTGGAGTATGTTAAAATTAACACCAATAAATTTGTATTCTTTACTAAAAAATAGTAGTACCTGTAATCATGTTGGTAGTATAATAGAGAATGAGTTTATTTGTTCTAAGTGCCTTCAGAAATTACGGAAAAATACAAATGTCAGCGATAACAAAAGCTATTGAGATAGTTAAAGACCAATACGAGTTACTATTAACTGCTACAAAAATAAATGATGTTTGGGTCATAGGCTACAACCACACTTTAAATGTATTTAATGGTTTGACAATGACGGAACAGGTTGCTGATACCATATTAGAGCAAACATTAACAACAATACAAACTAATTTATTTAAAGTAGTAAAAGTACGATTAAATCCTAATCAAATAACTGCCTTAATATTACTAATATTTGACATAGGTTTACAAGCCTTTAAAAACAGTAACTTATTAGCTAACCTACAGGCAGGCGATTTTAAATCAGCAAGCTATGGTTTTCTTATTTTTAATAAAAATGGTAGAGTAGTTAGTGTTAAGGTCGCTAGAAGGAGAGCGGTCGAAAGAAACATCTTTAACTATATAGGGGAATTGTAGTGGCACTGACATTAGAACAAGCAGAAGCAGAATTACTTACTATTAATTCAGCAATTAGTTCAATATATTCTGGAAAAAGACTTAACCTAGTCACAGTAGGTACTAACGAATTTCATAGAGCGTATAAATTTACTGACCCACAAGATTTACTTAAAACATTACTATCAGAACGAAGAAGATTGCAAGATTATATTGCTAGTATTCAAGAAGTTTCTACTAGAGTATTTAGAAAAGACTCTTACATACCGTTAATAGTAAAAAGACACCTTTAATATTGAGTAAAAACATGACAACAACAGTTGAAGAAAATCCATATAGTTTTTTACTAAGACAAAATGCGTACTCAGCGGCTAGTACTGCTTATAAAGATGCACATAGAGAAGCTATTGTAGGTGATGCTGATATGCTTGCAGTAGGTGAATACCTATTTATGCAAAGTAGAATACGCCACACTATTAGGAACAATCCAATAGCTAGTTCTGCAATGGACAAGTTTGTGACTTCTCTCGGTGCTTTAAAAGTTAATTGGAAAACTAAAGACGGGCATACACATAAATTAATGCAAGAACTTTGGGATGAATTTACTCAAAATCCATGCTTAGATAATAAAGGCGACTTTAATTCTTTACAAGCTACTTGGAATTGTGATAGGTTTCAGAGTGGAGAAGCACTTGCTCGTCTACTTATAGTTAAGAAAAATAACACAAATAGGGTTAAATTAAAAATACAACCAATTGAAAGTGAATATTTAGATATAAGTTACACTGGTTGGAACTATGATGAAAATTCTCCCTATGGACGAACACGTTATGGCATTACTTTTGATAAATTAACTTCAACTAGACCTGAGATTTATCACTTTTTCAAAGATAGGTACTATGGAGTAGGCAGTCCAACTAATCCACAAGTAAGAATACCTGTTAGTGCTAATGAAGTTATTCACATATTTGAAAGACGTAGAAGTAATCAATGGAGAGGAATTCCTACTTTAGCCTGTTGTTTACTCTCTTTGTATGAAATAGAAGACTTATGTTCTGCAACTGTAGCTGCTCAAAATAGTGCTAGTGCAATTACTTGGATTGTCGAAGAACAAAATGACCTTACAAGTGACCCAACTGGTGTTGTTCAAATGCGAGGAAGACGTTATACAAATGATGTTGAGAAACAATTGCATTTTGCTGCTACTGGTGGTGGTGTTCAATACACTAAAGGTAAGTTTAATTTAGTACAATCCAGAGATATTGGTTCAAATTTGGTAGCTTTATTAAGAGAAGAATATCAAAAAATTAGTTCAGCACTTAATTTACCTTATTACCAACTAAGTGGTGATACAAGTGGAATGGACTTTAGTAGTTTAAGAGGCATATTAATAAACTTACGAGAAAGAGTAGAATTTATCTACCAAACAGTTAATATTCCAGATGGTTTATCCCCGATAGCAAAACACTTTAAAATGTTAGCTAGTATTGACTTTGATGTTAGTGACGCAATTGCTTCTTATCAGTACCCTATTCGTTATGGTGTAGACCCACTAAAAGACGCTCAAACAGATGCTTTAGAATTTCAAACTGGTTTAGAAACTTTAAGTAAAATATTAATTGCTCGTGGAAGTAGTCTTGAAGAAATTGCTGCTGATAGACTTAAATTAAAAGAACTTGGGTTAGAAGATTTGTTAATACCAAAACAAGGTACAGCAACTAATCAAAAAGAAGTTAAATCGGCAAGAAATAAACGAACAAACTTGACTGACAATAACAGTGGGAACATTAAACCGAAAAGTAACACGACAGGTTCTTAATTAGGTAAATAGTTGCTTTCACTATCTAAATAGTATTAACATATACGATACAAAAAATAAGGATTTTTAATATGCTATATCCAAACATACTAAGTAGACTTATTAATACACCTTTATTAATAACGTCAGATAAATTAGAAATTCTAACAGACCGCATTTCTCTAAAAATGCTCGCAGAGGAGACTATAGACTCTACTGAGAAAAGTAAAGTAACAAGTAGTTCTTTCGATTCTGTTGATAAAATTGCACTTATTAAAGTACATGGTTCTTTAGTTAATAAAAATGGAGCAGGAGCTAGTGGCTTAACTTCTTATGAATCCATTACAAATCAAATACATGAGTGTATTAAACAAAATTACACTACTATTTTATTTGATATTGCTAGTTGCGGTGGCGAAGTTAGTGGTGTTTTTGGCTTATCTTCTTTAATCCGTTCATTAGAAAAAATGGACATTACTACAGTAGCTTTTACTGATAGTCAAGCTTGTAGTGCAGCCTATTTAATTGCATCAAGTTGTTCTAAAATATTTGCAGTAGATATTGCAGATGTAGCTAGTATCGGTGCAGTGATGTCTTTAGTAGATGTTACCGAGGCAGATAAAAAAGAAGGTGTTTCTTACACAATACTAAGAAGTAAAGAAAGTAAAGCTTCTTATAATCCGCATGAAACATTAAGTACAGCAGTTAAAGACGAATTACTAGCTAAGTTAATAACTGTTGACAATAAATTTAACAATACTGTACTTGAATATAGACCAAATCTGTCATTAGAAACTATAGTTAAGTTAGCTGGAAAAACTATAAGTGCTGAAGAGGGTGTTAAAGTAGGTTTAGTAGATAAAATAGTAACATCTATTGCTGATGTTATGTTAGAATTAGTTAGTACGTCTAATACTGTAGTAAATAATACCAACAACGAGGGGATATTAATGTCAACTGAAGAAAAATATATTGAGTTATTAGCTCAACATGATTCTTTAAAAGCAAGTACAACTTTAGAAGTTAGTAAAGCTGTTAAAGAAGAACGTATTCGAGTTCAAAAAGTAATGGAAGCTGGAAAAACATTTAATGTTAGTGATGTTACAATTACTAATGCTATTGTTAAAGGGTATTCACTAGACCAAGTTAGTGATTTGTTTAGTGATATTGCTGAAGCTAGAGGAGAAAATACTGCTATTAATGCAGCGGCTACTTCTATGAGTAGTGTCGATGATAAACTTAAAGCTGAATTATCTAAATTAGCGGCTGCTCAAGTAAGTGCTGAAACAGATACTTTAGGTAACGGTACTTTTTCTATGTTAGATTTAGTTTCTGCAATGAGTGATTTGGGAGAACAACATGGCAAGTAATGGTGGATTTGTTTCATTTGCAAATCGTACTACAAAGTACGGTTCAAGAGGTGCTGAACCTTGTAAAAATACTAGACAGATTATTGTAAAATCTGGTCAAGTTATTAAAGCTATGTCTTGGTTAGAAAGTGATACATCAGGTAAGATGATTGCTAAAGCTACTATGACAGAATTAGCTAGTACTGTTTTTGCTGGTACTACTGGTAGTTCTGACACTATTATTATTGGTGGATTAACTCTTACTACAACTGCGGCAATGACTCCTGCTGAAGTAGTAGCCGCTTTTATTAGTAAAACAACTACTAAAGGTACTTTTTCTGGTACTTTATCTGGTTGGACTTTACAGGCTGGAGCTACTACTGCTACTTTAGAAGCAATTTCAACTACTTATCTAACTGATGTAAGCAATTTTGCTGTCTCTGGTTCGCATGGTGGTTTAACACATCCTATTACAATTACTGCTGGTGGTACTGCTCAAAGACCTGCTGCTGGTTTATTGTTATTTGATGTAGATGCTACAAGTGTTGATGTGCCTGCGGTTATGTATATTTCTGGTAATTTCTGGAGTGAAGAAATTGTTTGGGAAGTTGATACTGCAATCGATACTGTCACTAAAGCAGATAATACTACTGTAGCAGTTACTGCTTACAATACTGGTTGTGTTACTGAATTAGCTAAACAAAAATTTATTGAAAATACTGCTGGTGGCACTGAGTTTGCTATTGGTACTTGGACTACTGGGGAGACAGAAATCTGATGGCTGATTTAACTACTTTTCAAACCCCTTATGGGGCGGGTAAGAATATTGAAGGATATATTAAAGGTAACGTACAAAAACGTCCTTTATTATTTAAACAATCTTTCAACGATATTAATACAACTTGGCGTGATACTGTAAATTACGATATTGAATTTAATAAACGTAACTTAATGGGTCAATTTGTAGACCCTGAAGCAGATACTTATCGTGTACAATTACCAAACTTTGGTACTAAAGAACTTTCATTTGCATATTCTAAAGAACATGTTGGAAGTCCTAATTACCAAGAAATCAATCAAAGAATGTTAGCTCAACAACCTAATACTGTTTCATTAGATAGAGCTACTCTTGCTAGAAATGTTGCTTCTAATATGCAACAACAATTTGCACTTGCTTATGAACGGTTCGAAAACTTGTACGAGTTATCTCGTGCAAATATCCTAGTTTATGGTACTTTTAGTACTACTTTAGCTGACCAAAAAGGTCAACATAAAGAAGTTAAATGGGATATGGAGCGTACAAAATACTCTTTTAGTGCTGCTAGTACTCAAGCTGCTAGAGATGCAAATAAATTAGCTATTTTTAATGAACTTGTTCCTGAAGCTGACTTAACAAGTATTAAAGCTAATACTGCTTCCGATGTTGCTGGTGGTATGTCTTGGGATAGTAAAGATTCTACTAATAGTAATGCTGCTGTGACTCCTGCTATTGCAGTAAGTCCAGTTAAACATGTTAATAGAATGTTAGATGTTGCTGCTTATCGTTCTGGTACTGATTACATTGTAATGGGTAATGATGCTTGGTCTTGGTATTTAAATGATATTAATACTACTTACAAAGAACAAGCTCAAAATACTTTTGACCGTACCCAACCATTAGTAATGTTGGACTTGTACCCACATCCACAAGAAATTGAAGGATTGACTCTTCAAGGTTTTGTAATTTATGGTGGTTCTAAGATTCCAACTTATACTTACAATGGTATGTACCATGATAGAAGTACAGGTGCTAAAACTCGTTTTATGCCTGAAGGGTATGTTTTATTAGTACCTCCTTCTCAATATGGTGCAATTCGCTTTGGTAAGATTATGCACTATGGTGCAATGTGGGCTGCTCAACAATTCTGGATTAATTCATGGAAAGGTGAAAAAAGTAAAATTGAAGAGTATGAAATTCATACTAATTTTGCCGTTTACCACACTGAAATTAACTCAGCAATTAGTTGGAAAGTCTGTAGCTCAGGAAAACAGTATTAATATTTACTGATTTCAATGCCCATTAGAGATAGTGGGCATTTTTTTTTTATTGTGTAGGAACTGTCATGGCAACTGTTAGAGTAACTAAGTTAGGTACGATAGGAACTGTATTTGGAAATGACAGCGTACAAGTTACTGGATTTAACACTGCATTGAATAAATTAGCTGATGACATGACTAAAGAGTATTCTAAAATATATGCTCATAGAAATTCTTTTAATGGTGCGGCTAAGTTAATGCGAGTCACACCATTAAAAAAACTTAAAACAGTTAAGGGTAGTAGTAATGTTCAAAGAGCGGCTATTGAAATATTCATTAAACAGGACAGTTTAAGTAACTTTCCTTTTGAGATGAGAAGAATTACAGTAGCTAGACAATCTTACTATATTAAGAAAAGTGCTAAGCATAGAAAACGTCCTATCATAGCTCCTATTACTAATAAAACAGTATTTATGACTTTAGTTAAAGTTAAGAAAAGTTCACCAATGGTACAAGTAAGAATACCAAGAAAAATGAACAGCTCAACATCACCTAACATGCAAAGAGCTATTAATACTAGGGCAAAAGGGTTTTACTACGATAAAAATAGTATGCTTAATCCTAAAGACCTTACTAAAATTAGTAAACTTAGTAACCCTAATATGAAAGTAGATAAAACAACTCCTAGTGGTATGTACATTAGAAGTACAAAGAAGCGTTATCCATTAATGCAGTTAAGAAATTTACCGATAGCTTATTTACTGAACAGTAAAACTACTTTAGAAAAAGTGAATTTTACTAATAGAATCAATGGCTTAATAATGGAGTTAAAATTACGATGATTATGTTAGCTGAGGATAACTTTTTACTAGACGGAATTGGAGACACTATTAGTACTATATACGGTAATATTAAAGTACTACCTAGTGAAAATACTAAAATGTACCAATTAGATGATGGTAGTATTGCTTATGGTAGTAAAGAGTACTATTTTATCACTACAATCGCTTATGGTGAGTTAGTAAATTTAGATGATGTACTAACTTGGACAACTTCAGGAAAAACTTACAAGTTTGTAGTTACTAATATTATCCCTGATACTACTGGTTGGGTTAAAATACTGTGTTATTTAAGGAGCATTTAGTATGATAAATTTAGCTCACTTGTCTACATACATAACACAACAAACTTCTTACGCTTGTAAAGAATCTCCTGAAATACTTCCTGAAGAATTAGATTTACAATTAAGTGACACTGTTGTTTTTGTAGATTATAATGGTTTTATGTCTACAAGTGCTGAGACAAGTATTGCTTTTGATTGTGCTAGTGAATTAGATAGTGAAATTGTATTTTTAGTCTCGGTTGAATTGATTGCAACTAATAATATGTACCCTAACTGCCTTACTACACTATACAAAGCATTGCAAAACTATAAACCGTTAAGTGATTTAGAACATATAAGGTCTTTTACTTTTCTTAATGGCGATTTTGTTAGAACTAATGGACGAAGAATTACTAAGATGGTCTGGGCTTTTACATTTGATAGAGTTATTTACTAATAGGTGAGATTATGACAAGAACAATTAATGGTTTAAGTGTTGAAGAGTACTTTAAACAAAATAAACAAGAAGAACAGGACGAAATAGTCGATGCTATTGCTGTCGCTAAAGAAAAAATAGAAGAAATTAACAAACAACCTGAGATTGATGGAGAAATTGTATGACACAAATAGCAAAGTTTAATGCTACTCAAGTAGCTGTATTTGGTAAAATTGAATCGGTAGAAAATACTAATGCTGTTCCTGCCGCTGCTGACGTTATTATCATGACTGGTGTTACTTATGACCCAAATATTCCTACAAGTTCTGAAGCTTTAGTAGGTGATTTTTTATCAAGAGACAGTGTTGTTAATATTACTGATACTTTTGGTGACTTTAGTGGTGATAGTTATGTACCTGTACTTGGTAGTTTAGTTAATTCTTTAGTTGAACCTACCAGAGTAGTTCCAGTATCTAAGTTTTTAGAATGTTGCAATTTAAATGCAGTAGAAACTACTACTAATAGTAGATTACCTTCCGCTGTTTTAACCCAACTAGCCTCAGCTATAACTGAAGTAACAGCCTTAAAAGCATCAGTTATTTCAGTTAAAAACAAACTGTTTGCTAATACTAGCGGGCAGGAGGCTGATATTGTAGATGATTTAAATGCATGGGCTTTGATTAACTCTAATAACGAAGCAGCAATAAAAGTACAAAGAGACCGAATTAATGTAGGTGCTGTAAAATCGGGTATTAATAACGCTATATTAGATTTAACTTCTAAATTAAATTCTTTAGAGGGGTTTAAAACGGCTAGTACTTTGTCCATTATCCAAGCTCTCGTAGACTCTTTTGCGTTACCAACCCCAGCTACCTACACAACTGACGTTATCGCAGTACTAGGTAATTTGGAGACTACAGCAGGTTCAGTTAGAAAAGCTATATCAGAAATAACCATTACCAATAACACAACAGCAGCCGCGTATAAAGTTAGAATTTTAGCTAATCTTGGTACTTTAGTAACTACTATAGGGAACATAACTGGAACATCCACAGCCGTAACTAATTTCAAAGCTGCTGTAGCCTCTACTACTGCCCTTGATGCAAGTCTAAGCACTCTTAAATTTACTAATGCTTTAGCGAGTAATAGTTCATTAACTGCACAAATTCGCAAATCTTCATTAGACATCACAGAGCAAAAAGTAGTTACTTTGACTGGTGTTCGGGGTACTGTCGATTTAAATATTAAAATTGCTGAAAGACCTAAGTTTAAATTTAACTTTCATGGTAACGAAGCAAGCATTTTAAATTCAGATAGTTTTATTACTAATATCAATGAACAAAAAACTAATATTGCTCCAGTTACGTTAAATAGTAATATAGAACGTGCTGTTATTGCTTCTGGTAATGTGCCAGCCGCTGACATAGCAGATAAAGTTGAAAACATTTCATTCATTTCTTTTAGTGCTAGTAACTTCGATGGGTTTGATTTAAAACGTACTCAAACTGGTAGCGGTGATTTTTGGTATCCGCAAGCAATTGCTCATGATGTTATGATTACTATTTTAGAAGATACTGCTAGAGTGACTTATACAGGCGGTAGTACAACAACATCACCAGATGCTACTTCTTTCCGTCCCGAAGACAACGTAGGTAAAGAATTTACTTTCTACTTTAGACAAGGTGATGCTGCGGGTGCTAGTTATTGTGTATACATGAATAAATTAACTTTAAAAGGTTACAAACACACAACGCAAGGTAATGTCGCTTCAATCGATTTAACTTTTGAAGCTTCAGGTGTTAGTGAATTAACTTTACTATAATAACCAACATTACTTAGCATACTAAGGGTAGTTAATTCTACCCTTTTTTTTTTATTTTTTTTTTACGTCTATTTACTTATTATGACGCTATTAACTCTTCCATCGTACATAACATTGCAATTAGTAGCTAAAGATTCAGCAAATATAGAAAATAATTTCACTATTGCCTTTAAGTATCTTAAAAAACATTCAAAGAAACGCTTAAAAAGATTACTGCTTTCTGCTGATATGCCTAAGTTAATTGCAATACTTAGAACTAATATAGTATTTGTTGATGGTATTATACTTAGTAATGGTTCATTGACTAACACAATAGATAGCGATATAATTAGTTTGCTATTAAGAAGTACACCTTATTTCGCACCAATCGCAGTATCTTTTAACAGTTATTTAAACGAAAATATTAGTAATGATAATGTTGTGTACGGTAATTTAGTTGAATTAGGCGAATATAGAGCTAATTTAGACTTTAGTAATAAGGTTAAAGTGAAAGAAGAAGACTTAATAGCTGAGTACAGTGATTACATTACCTTTACTGATGACGATGTACCTGAAATAACAAACAAACCTGCCCTAACATTGCAAGATAATTACCAAATACTTTTAAATGAGAATAGAAAGGTGTATGATATTTTCTGTGCTTGTAGGTTTTGGACGGATGAATACGATAGACTACCTTTAGCGGCTATACTTAAACTTAGCGAAGATAGTAAATTAGATTTAAAAGACTCCTTAAACAAGATAACTGTAATGTATAATAGTTATCTTAACAATAAACCATCAACTAATTGAAACTACTATGAAATTTGAACTAGCACTACAAACTCCTTCAGTTATTTTACCAATCGTACCGCAAGATTGTTTAGGAAAAAAAGACAATTTTGGTGCTGAATTTAAAAGATATAACGTAGAAGACGCACAACAAAAATTTAAAGACTTTAAAGCATTATTTAATACTAATGATGATTTAACTGAAGAGCAGTTAGAAGCTCTTACTGATACTGAACTTGCTGATATAGAAGCACAAGCAAGTGAAATTGCAGAGAAAGTTAAAGTATTTGTAAAAAATGAAGTTTTATCTTTTAGAGATGTTAAATGTTATTTAAAAGGTAAATTAGTTAAATCTATTAAGAATACTGAAGAAGCTGGCGATGATTTAGACAATTGGGGCGGTGCTGCTAATTGTACTAATGCTTGGTTTGACCATTTTTGGTCTAGTATGCCTTATAGAGATGCAATTAGAAATGCTTTGTTTGACGCATTGAGAAATACTCCACGAAATTAATAACTTAGGACTCGCTAATGGCTAAAGATAAAAATGTTATTGTATACGAACTACAAGCTGAAGATAAAGCTAGTCCTTTAATTAATAATATTGATTCGGCTATTAAAGCTAGTAGCGAGTCCGTTACAAAATTAGCGAAGAATTTTAACGCTGCACAGAAAGATTTACTTAACCTTTCGTCCCTTGCTCCATCACTAGGTACTATTGTTGAATCTATTAATTCTATAGGCAAAAATCCTTCTGCTAGTGGTCGTGTAGCGGAATTAAATAAAGTCATGAAAGCTCTTAATGATATTAAGACGCTTAATAACGCTATCAATAGTGAGGTTGGTAAAGAGTTAAGGGGAATAGATAGAACTTCTAAACCTATAACTACACAAAAAAAAGTAGATGCTTACGCAGATACTCAAACTAAGACTATAGAAATACGTGAAAATCTAAAGCAACTAGAAAAAAACTTTATTGATAGACTTGCTAGAGCAGAGGCTTCGGTAAATTCATCTGCACTAATGGAACGACAAAACCTTACTAATTTAAAAAGTAAGGAATATGCACGAGGTACTGAAAAATCTATTAGCACAAATGATGCTGATTTATTTAGACATGCAGGTTTTAAAGCACTAGATAAGACATTTTCTAATGAAATACGTTTAACTGGTCACGATATTGAAAAACTTATACTGCAAGCTACGAGTGGTATAGCGTCTAGTGCGTATAAACAACGCGAAAAAGAATTAGAGAAAACTTTTGCACCTTATTTTGATAAACAAGATAGAAGAGTTGCGTTAGGTAAACCTGAGTATGTGTACAATACTAAGATTGACCCAGCGAAAGACCGTACTAGAGAGGAAATAGAACAAAAAGCTATTAAGGTCTTACTAGCTAATAGTTTGGCAGACCTTGCAAGACACGTTAATAAGCCAATTGAAGTATCCAGAGGTAAACCAATAACTCAAGAAGAAACTTGGTCACCTGAAACTTTTAATAAGAAAATAAAAGCAGCAGAAACGGTAATATTCAAACAAGCTGTTGTTGAGGCTAAAAAAGCTCTTGACTCTATACCCGCTAATTTGTTCGATAAAGTTACTAAATATGTTGCAGACAAATTATTAAGTACATCTACTAAAGATATAGTAATTCCTACTAAAGCAGAAATACGTAAAGCTACTACAGTAACAGAGACTTTTGACCCAAGAACTGGTTCAACAAGTAAATATTTATCGCCTGAAGATGTGGATTATGTAAAAAGATTACATGCAGTTGGAGATATTCTAAAACATAATGCTGTTGAAAGACAAAAAACAGTAAAAGTTATTGATGAGCAAATTAAAGCAGAGGAAAAACTTGCAAAACTAAGAACACCAAGTACTGAATCATTAGCTAGAAAAGCATTAAGAGATGAAGCTAGTTCACGAACTGGTGAATCTGGTAGAGCTGGTTTTGCTGCAAACGTAGCTAACATAGATGCGGTTGTTAAAGGAAAGGAACTTGAAAAAACTGCGGCATTGATGAACTACTTTAGGGAAGATGTTGGAAAAGTTGTTAATTACTATACTCGCTTAAAAACATTATCTAAAGATGCTTTTTCGGCTGATTATTTACAAAGGTTGTCTGCTGCGTTTTCTTCAGCGGCTAGTGAACTTAATAATTACGTCTCTGTATCTAATTTAGTAATTACTACAGCCTATGAAACTATTCATTCTATTGCAGATTACAATAATAGCTTACAAAAAACGAATGTAACATTAACTGAACAAGAAAAACTAGAGTTAAAAGCTGTATACGCTATAAAATTACTAGAAGAAAGGTTGTCTTTAGCTTCAACTGGTACTAGGAAGTATGCTGAGATACAAAAACAATTAAAAACGGCATTAGCTACTGTTAATGCTGAACTCAAAGAAATGCACACTTTACTTAAACAAACTACTAATTTACAGTATCTTAAATTGACTGTACCAAAAGACTATAACGCATTAACTACTGGTTTAAAGAATAGACTTACTGAAGAAGCTATAATTGCTGAAAGTGGTGCAAATTCTATTAAACATATTGAGTATAAGAAAGCGAAAGATATTGAAAAAATATGGAAAGACCATGAGAATATTAAAAAGAATCAAATGGATGCTTTGCAGAAACTAGAAATTACACCGATAAGAAATAGTGACGGTACTGAAAATACAATACGAGCAGTTAATATTAAAGAACTTAATAAAGCTATTGCGACTAATATTGACAGAACTGAAAAAAGTATTCGCACTACTAATGCACATTACGCTGCTCAAATAAAAGCCGTTACTGCTTTACAAGATGTTACTAGATTTACTGATAACTATAGTACGGCTTTGTCCGCTAATTTACCTAAGTTGAGTGCTTTTGATAAGTTAGAAGCTGATATGATTGCTAAAAGTAAAGCTATTACCGACAGTAAAACTGATATTATAGCGGCTAGAAGAGATGTTAAAAAGTTATATGGGGCTGATAGTGCTTTGTATGCTAATTTAAAAACAGAATTAGATGAATTGAACGCTGCTTTAAAGAGAATTACCTCTACTTATAAGAATCATAAAGCATTATTACAACAAAATGACTTACTAAGCAGCAATAAAAGTAGTTTATCGGCTTCATATACAGAGGCTACTAATAAACTTAGACAAGATTTACAATTACAAGAAATAATACTTAAACATGGTGCTGATAACTATAGAGTACTTGAATATAACAAAGCAAAAGCAGTTGAAGAAATTTGGAAAAAACATGAAGAAAGACGACTTGCTTTTGAAGCTAAGTTAGCTAATATAGAAGCTCAGCCACATTTATTAAGTAATGGTAGAGTCAATCCTGCTAGAAATATGGACATGGCTGCTTTACAAAACAGTATAGTAGCTAACGTAAATAATACTGGACGAAATATAGCTAGTATTAATGCTGAATACGATGCTAGGATTAGGGCAGCCAGAGCTACTGATGACGCTACTCGTTCTAACAGAGAGAATAGTGAATCTTTACTAACTAATGGTAGAGCTAGTCAACATTTATTAACTAGATTGTTTCAATTTGACATTGGACATAGGATTGTAAGAGGAGTTGTTAGTGCTATTTCAGACATACCCAAAGTAGGTATAGAACTTGATAGTGCCAGAGCTACTTTTACTGCTGTATTTGGAACTCTTGAAAATGTTAATAAAGAATTTGAGTATTTAGATGAATTAGCTCTTAGAACAGGTGCAAGTATTTCTGTATTACGTGAACAGTATGGGCAATTCGCTTCCTCTGCTAAGTTTTCAGGTGAATCGGCAGGTAAAATTAGAGCGATATTTAATGATATTACTGAAGCAGGTACTGTATTGCATTTACCTGCTGATAAGTTACGTTCTGCTTTTGTCGCTATTAACCAGATGTACGGTAAAAATCAAGTAATGATGGAAGAGTTAAAGAAACAGTTAGGTAACCAATTGCCTGCTGCTGTTTCTATATTTGCTTTGAGTATGGGGATAACTACTCGTAAGTTAATGGAAGACATGAAAAAAGGTCTTGTATTACCTAAAGAAACTTTAGCTAAATTTGCTGCTACTTATAGAGACTTTTTTGCTGATACTTCAAGTTTTGCTTTAGCTGCTAGAGGTCTTAATGCTGAATTAGGAAGATTAAGCAATAGTTGGACTTATTTAGTACAGTCAATTTATGAAAATACTTCAGGTAAGATAACTGCTTCAGTTAAGTTGTTTGCAAACGGACTAGAACTTATAAAAAATAATTTAGAGGCATTAAATGCAGCTTTTTCTGCTCTACTTATTATGGCTGGTGGTAGTTTCTTGTCACATTTAGTTACTAAATTTGCTTTATCTAGTGCAAGTATAGCTACTACTGCAACTTTTTTAGAGAAACTTAAAGGACTTTTACCTGTTGTGGGTGCTTGGTTTTTAAAATTAGGAACTTCGCTTACAATTTTTGGAAATATTACTACTGCTTTATATGTTCTTAGTCATGCGTCTGAAACTGTGAATAATAAGGAAATTAAGTTACTTGATTTAGTTGAAGCTGCATGGGAAAGAGCAAAGAAAGCTAAAGATGATTATTTCATAACTAAAGAAGGCGGTAACAAAACTATATTAGATAAAGCTGTAGATAATGCTAATTATTCTATGGATTATACTAATAAAGTAGCTAAAGGTTTTGCAGTTCTTGGTAAAAATATAATAGATGATGTTATTGGTACTTTTACTGGTGATTTACTTAAAGCACGTAGCCCTTTTAGACAAGTTCAGGAAGCATTAGCAGGGCAATTCTCTTGGGCAGAAATATTTCATCCAGAATTAGTCAAAGACGTATTAAAGAAAAAAGACGCTGAAGAAGTTGCGGCAAAACAGAAAGCTTTTAATGATAAACTTAGTTCTGATATTAAAGAAGCCTTAATAAAAGGTAGTGAAGAAGGTAGTGAAGAGATGTTTACAATGCTCCAAAGCAAAGTTAACAAATATCTTGAAACTTTTAATAAACTTAGTGAAGCTATTACGGCTACTGCGGAAGTGCAAGCAAAAGTACAGTTACATGCTATTCAATTAGAACAACAACTTCTTGAAAAGAACTTTAAAACAAATAGTGTTAGTTTTTTAAAGTACTTTGAAACTAGAGTTAGTTTAGCTGAAAAAGAGTATGAAATCGCTGTAAGAAGAAATGCTCTTGAGAAAGATGTTGCTTTACGTGGATTAGAGGAAGCTAGAAAGTTTAGGGACGTTTCGCGTGTCAATTATAGTCAGACAGTTACCACAGACAAAGCAGATAATGCTAGGAAGGAGTTGAGTAATATTGAGGCGGCAATTGCTTTAGCTAGTGTAAATAGAAGTAATACTAAGTTGCCTGTTGGTGGCATAGTAGTTAAAGATACTGCTGGTGGGTCTAAAGTATCAGAGGATGTTATACGCCGTAATCCAGAGTATCAATTGGTTGAAAAGAATCTTAGACTAGCTCAAGAAGATTTAGCTAATCGTAAAGCTAACAAAGAAACATTAAGTGCCCAACAGGAATATATCTTAGGGCTTAAAGAAGTCCCACTATTTTATGAAACCGATATTACAGCTCTTAGGAAAACTATTGCTACCTTTGTTGAAGAAACGGCTAAAGGGGTCAGTAACCTTAATGTAGGACTAAGCGAAAAGACAGTTGCTGGACAGCGTAGAATTGATTTTGGAACTGGTGGTGAAATTAGTGCTAATGAAACTTCTGCTAGGGTAGCTCTTCTTAACGACCCAAAAAATAAAGAACTTATTGCTCAGATAAATGCAATATCTGCTCGTGAAGGTGTTAAGAATCAAGAAGCCTTTTTAGCTAATTTAGCTGTTGAAAGTGGATTGAATCAAAAAGCTATAAGTTCGAAGGGTGCTATAGGTATTGGACAAGTATTGCCTACTAATACCTATGCTAAGGATTTAGATATTACTACTACTGAAGGGAATATTACTGCTGCTAGTAGATTTTGGAAACATCTTGAAAAATCGTACAATGATAATTTACCTAAAATCGCAGGTGCTTATAATGCTGGTGAAAAAGGAGTTAATCAAAATCATGCCGATACAACGTTTCCTGAAACTATAAATCATATAGATAAAGTCTTAGCTCTCTCCAGTAAACTTTTACCCGAACTAGCTTTAATTACATCTGATACTACTAAGAAAAGTAATCAAGGTAATCTAGTAAGTGCTTCTTTTAAAGGTGAAGCTAGGATAATTCAATTAGAAAACAAAGAGTTAGATGCTCAATATACTAAAGAAAAAGCACTAGAGGAATTAGACCGTTTACGTCTTGAACATACTGAAAAAACTAAAGATGCTTTTACTCAATCTAATATTGCAGTACTTAAACTTAATAGTAGCGGACAAGAACAAGCAACTATATTAGAAACACAATTAAAGTTTAAAAACGACCTTAAATTGTTGAATAATATGGAGGCTGACCACGCAGAACTAGATAAAAGATATAATGAAGCTAGGACTGCTGAAGAACGTAAGCTTATTGAACTTAAAAGAAGTCAATTAGTTCCTTTAACTAAAGAGGAAGTAGCGGCACAGAAAGAAAACATACGTATTTTATCTGAGAAAGAAATTATGACTGCTAGAGCTAATGCGGCTGCTGCTCGGTTATCTAATAAATCTGGAGCTTTTGACAATAAATTTGAAGCTATTAATTTACAAGAAAGTGGTGGTAGTTTTGGTAAATATGGAGCTGCTTATGCTAGAAGTGCTGCTAATCGAGATAAATTTGCTCAAATGAACTCTAGTGAAAGTAGAGCTGACTTCATGACTAAAGCTATATCGGACTCTGGTGGTGATAGAGACTTATTAGCTAATAAAATGGCTAGTTTTAATAATGAACTTGAGAAAACTAAACAAGCAGGACAAGAAGTAGCTGACCTTTTTGCTAATGAAGTTAGTGGAAATATTACTACGGCTTTAACTGATTGGGCTACTGGCAATAAAACAGCAATGGAAAGTGTTAAAGCTTTAGGTGCTAGTATTGTTAAGATGATTATGGATGTCATTGTTCAAGAACTTATATTAGCTAAAGTTAAATTAATGATTAAAGCTATGCTTGCGCTTGTTGGGGGTATTAGTACAGGAGGTTCTGTTGATGAAGCACCTACTGGTAAATATACTGGCGGAGTTGTTGGTTATGCTGGTGGTGGTAATATATTACAATTTCCTTCAGGTGGAAAAGTACGTGGAAAAGGTAATAGTTTATCTGATAGTAATTATGCCGCTGTACCTAAAGGAAGTTATGTACTAAAAGCTAGTAGTGCAAATGCCTTAACTAATAAGTACGGTTCAGATTTACTTGTACGGTTAAGTAATGATGAAATAGTAGTACCTCCTGCATTAGTTAAAAAGTACGGTAAAGATTTCTTTGATAAAGCTAATTCTCATGGTGATTTTGCTGCTGGAGGTAGTGTTGGTAATATTAAAGATAACGTAAAACCGATGTCACCTAAGCATAACAATGTAAATAGTAGTAATGTTAATAATATTACTGTTAATGTTGACGGTACTGGTAAAGATGGAAAAGAGCTTGGTAATCAAATAAGTATAGAGATTGTCAAACAAATTGCTAAACAAGAAGCCCAAAAACAAGTTAATGTTAATAATAAACAACAAAGAACTGCTCAAAGGAGGGTAGTGTAGTATGGAATTTCCAGAACTTGTATTGAAAAGACTTGATAGTAATTTATCCAAAAATTACAGTGTTAAAACAGATTCTTATGGGGACTTATATAATATTGAAAAAACTAGCGGCATTAATTCGCTTGTAACAGAACCTACTTTAGTTTTTTCCTATCTTCCTTACAGTTTTAATGGTATTAATGAGGCAAAAGTATTGGAAGATTTCTTAAAAAGTACTAAAGGAGTTAAACGAATAACTTATAACGGTGAAAAGTATGTTATAAAAAGTGAGTATACTGCTACTTATACTAATCAGTATGCTTCGATTACAGTTGTATTACATTCTGTCGGAGGTTAATATGTTTGGAATAGATGATGCAATAAGTTCAGTTAGTAATTTAGCTAGTACTGTGGTTGATAAAATATACCCAGATGCTACTGAAATTGAAAAAATTAAACTAAATGCACTTGCTACTGAAATGGATAATCAGTATAAGTTAGTACTTGGGCAACTTGAGATAAATAAAGAAGAGGCTCAACATAGTAGTTTCTTTGTTGCTGGAGCTAGACCTGCTGCATTGTGGGTAGGAGTAATTAGTCTATTTTATGCTGGAGTTGGGCTAAGTATGCTTAATTGGATAACTTCAGTATTTCACTTGCCGCCATTTCCTATGTTATCTGATACAGCAAGTGAAGGTATTTTATATGGTTTACTTGGTTTAGGCGGTTTAAGGTCAGTAGATAAGTTCAAAGGAGTTGACACTAAGAAAGTTAGCAAGCAAGGGCTACTTTAAATAATCTATTACTCCAACCGTTTCCATAAGTATTCCATAAACGTAATGATTGATAATATTTAAGTCTTGTTGTTAAATATGTTGCACAAAGGTCATTTATATTTGATTGTGCTATTTTATTTTTACTACCGTTGCCAAATATACCGTCTTCTGGAATATTTAATGCTCTTTGTAATAGTTTTTTAGCATCTGACGGGTCATGTTGTACTGCTGCATCAAATAAAAGTATATTTAATGGGTATTTAATACAAATAAGTTGGCATCCTGCTTTTTCCCAATAGTTTTTGTAATAAATTTCTTTTGCTTGGTGTATAGTTAAGTTTTGTATATCTAAGTTAGGAAAAGCAGCAGCACTTACACCATATTTAGTACCTTTAAGTACGCCTTTATTCTTTACTCCACCAGTCCAGTTGCCATTGTCATTAGGGTCGTCACTAAAACCGCCTTCAACTCCTATTATTATGTCAAACGCTTTATTAAAATCTTCTAATATCATGCTAACTCCTATTTTCGTATTGTTTAAGTATGTTTTTTGTTAATGTACTTCTTACGCAATCTTCTATTGTAAAAGTATGAAATCCTACGTCTGGGACATTACTTAACACTTCTAAAGCATCTTTAAGTCCTGATGTTTGTCTAATGTCGCTTTGATTTACATCTCCACTTACTATTACTTTGCTGTTTTCACCTATTCGTGTTAAGAATAACATCATTTGGCTTATTGTGGTGTTTTGACTTTCCTCACAAAGTACAAATGAATTGTTAAATGTTACTCCACGTAAGTATGCCATTGGTTTTCCTACTATTTTACCACTACTTAGTAGGTATTTGTAAAAACCTTTACCTATGTGTGATACGAATATATCTTCTAAAGGTTCTAAATATGGTGAATACTTATCTTCAAGAGTACCTGGCAATGCTCCAAGTTTTTCACCTGCTTCTACTGCTGGTCTTGTTAATATTATTTTATCTACTTTATCTGCCATTAAGTACTGTAAAGCTATACTAGCAGCTATGTATGTTTTACCACTTCCTGCTGCTCCAGAACATACTGTCAGTATGTTATTGTTAATAATGTTAATGTATTTTTGTTGTGCGTTAGTTTTAGCTACTAAACGTACTATTGGTTTAGCAAACTTAGGTTCTATTATTTGGTCAGCCTGTTGTACTCGTCTATTTGAACTTTCTTGTTCTCTTTTATCAGGTCTATCGATGTACTTTTTTCTTTGTTTCCTTGACATTACATTTTCCCGTATTTTAAGTATAAAAAAAGGGGCAATAAAGCCCCTTAGTTTGCTAATAATGTATAATTAGCTTAATCAACTAGCTCACCTTTTACTGATTTACTACCTTTTTGTGGTACTTCTTCAGCTTGTTTTGCCTTTTGTTGTGCTTCTGCTTGCTCATGAATACCAGCAATTACTTTTACTGATTTTTTATAAGCTACATTACCTAAAGCTTCTAAGATTAAGTTAATTTCTTCTAATTTGAATGTGAATGTAAAATTTTCCATTTTGTTTCTCGGTTATTAAGTTATTGGTGAGCGTTAATTATACTGGTCGATTGTGTGTATTGCAATATGCTTTAATAGAAAGTTGTCAATGAACAACTTAGTGTGTGAATATATCCTTGTGGTGTTTTGATTGTAGTTGTGTCCCATGTAGTTGGTTGTTTTACTATTGTGCTTATCGAAGTATCTGGGAAAGTATTAAAACTGTAAGCTACTTGTTGCCTTACGTTTTTTAAAAAATTAATTAAACTTGTTAGGTTTGCTGTTTGATGTAGTACTAATATGCTTGACTGAGTTATAGTCGTGCCTTCACTGTTTATCGTAGGTATTGTTACTACATTACATTGCAATACTATTGTAATACTGTTAAGTGATATTGTTACAGTAGGATTAAATAGGTTTAAGTTGCTTACTATGTTGTACGTTTTAGTATTGAAGTTAAAATCAGCACCACTTTGTTTGTTTGTTTGTATGAAGTGGCGTATTGCTGATAATAATTCAAATGCAGTACATAACGAAGTACATTTTGCGGCTATACTTGCTGTACTTGGTGAATTTACTATCCCAGTTACGGTGAAATCAGCTAAATTTATTTTCACTACTTTGTTTGCTGCCACTTCTCCGTACAAATCAAACTTAATTTGTGGGTAAGTTGTCAGATTAAGAAAAGTAATTTCAAAAGTTTCTTTAAAGTCACTAAAACCGTAGTTCATGCTTTGAACATAATTGTCATAATTTATAGAACTTTTTGCATTGAATTTAGTAGTTTTATTGACATTACCTCTAATGTATGTTTGATACGGCAACGGCTCTATTTCTATTACTATGTCTGGCATAACTTACCCCTTGTTTAGAGTAGTAAGCATATTAGCATAGTGCATTTCGTGCAACTTTTTACTAATTTTTCTTCGTTCGTACTTGGCTCTACTGCTTTCTTTGCTTGCTTGTACAATTAAATTGCGTAATTCTTTTTTGTCGAAGTTATTTAACATGTTTAGTACGTCTTGTTCGTGAAATATTACTTCCCTGTACTTAGTAAAGGCTGGTTGTATGTTTAATTTACCTGAAGTGTAGGCTGTTCTAATTAAATCGTAAGTAGTGTTTGTCAATTTAGCTAATTGATGGTAATTTACTGTTGGTATTATATTGTATTTACTGTTTTGTATACATTGTCCATCTGGTAACCATAACATAGTAGTAATTTCTCCAGTAGTGTGAGTTTTAGTTACGACTCCAGTGTAGGTTTTGTCAGGTAGTTGGTGGGATAGTAAAACTACCCTACCTTCTGCTGTGTAATGTTTATAGTTACCCGTCAGCTCTATTTTCATTTCTCTTTCTCCAATATTGGCTGTTATAGCACTTAGTCCAGATTAATTGTGGTGCGGGTATCTCAAACTTAAACATCCTGACTCTTTTAGACTCAAGGAAGAAACCTAGCCTTGTGTCATCTGGGTATCGCTTACGTATCGCTTTCATCTTAATATAAATTACCTACATATTGGTTGTTAAGGTCTTTATTCAAATACTTTCACGTACAGAATATCTATTAAATCCCCGTATTTGTATCGTGCCGCTGCTTTTGCTCGCTCTATTGAACTTGCTTTTATGAAGTCATACCGTTCGTCATGAACTTTACTTAGTATGTTCCAGTGTCTAAACTTTATCTCGTACTTAGTTAATTTAATCATTGTATTGTTTCCTATAGACGATATTAATTATGCTGCTTAAATAATCTATAATTGCTTGTGCTTCAAATGTTTCTGACTTCTTACAAGTAATAGTGATGGATAGGTCAGAAACGTATTGTTCTGGGGTTTGTTCTATAAATACTTCAACATTTTTCAAAGTAGTGTCTCCTCTATAAACATATCCATTTGTTTGGCTGTACTGATTAACTCGTCATGACTCATATTTCTGAAGTAGCAGTATCGTTCGTTATGATACACCTCAGTCAGTGTTTTTATAGTTGCATCATTCATGGCTTTTTCAGCCATTTCGTCAATCAAATCTAGTCTATCTTTTTCCCTTTTAGAGTAATCTCTTGGTCTTGATTCTTTATTCTTTATGAAGCGTACCGCACGAACCGCTGCTGCACAATTTTTACCAATTAAGTAATCGGAGCTTCTACCAAAATCTTGTTTCCATGAATAGATGGGAAGACACTCAGACGAACTCCAATACCAATTACTATCAAAACCAACAATATGTCGGTAAAGTCGGTAAAGTAATTTTACCTCTTCTTTTGTTGGTAGCCTCCAACCATCAGTTAATGTTTCTGACGCTTCGTACCACGTCATTGCGTACTCCTCGTCTTGTCTCTTTACTTCGATACCGCCTATCAATAGTGTTTGTTCTACAGTTTTCATTATAATGTTGCCTTAATAGTTAATTGATTTGACTTTACTACTGCTGTATGCCCGTAGTAACCGTTACTCATGTTGTACATAATAAGTTGAAACGTACCTCTATTTGTTTCAAAGTTTACAAACATAGCCATACCTTTCTCGTCTACAGTAAACTCTCGGGTACTTAGGTTCTCACCTACGATAATAATGTTTAGTAATTCTGCACCTATAAAATCTTCAGTGTCATCTATAGTAGAAACATAACCCCACTCTTCACAACATTGTGCAGTATTATTAATTGCAACTAGAATAGTTTGTTCAGATGTTTGTATTTCAAACCCTTCGTACTCATGTTTATTGTATTCGCTGATTTTTAGTATTTTTTCTTTGTTCATTGTATCTCCCAACCGTCAGGTAGTGCTTTATTGATTCTGATGTTAATCACACTTACGAATCTTTCTAATTTGTCTAAATGATAAACTCGATGTTTACTGTCTTCACGTAAATCTTTCAGTAGTTCTTCATAAGTTATTTTCTCTGCTTCAGTCATGCTTAGCCTCCAAAGATTCTCTTGTGTCTGGTTCTTGTCCAGTTTGTGCTAGTAGTTCTTTGATTTTAATTATTAATTCTAAACAAGGAACTTCATAGTACTGAAACTCATCTAAACAACTTTCTAACAGGTCTATTTCTTTGCTCATTCTAACCCCCCACAACACTCCCTCCACCTGTCCTCCGCGTCCTTCCGCTCCCCCCTCACAACCTCCTGC